AGTGAAGCATAATGACGACATACACCAACGTATTTGGTGGCGCTAACATCTACCCGAGTGAGATCAGCTACAGCGCGCTCACCCTGACGGCAGACGTTGTGCTCAGCTGGCCAGAGGAAACGTCTACTAACACCAACCTCGCCACTCGCATCATCGACGTTACCGCCGCTGTAGCCGACTGGAGCATCTTCCTTCCTGATGCGCGCAAGGGCGGTGACGGTCAGACTATCTTGTTCACCAACTACGGTGCGACTCAAGTGCTGGTTAAGTCTGCTACCGGCGTTCAACTCGTTGCGATGGCTGCCGGCACGAGCTGGCAAATCTACCTGACCAACAACACAACCGAGTCGGGTAGCTGGCGCGCGTTTCAGTACGGCGCGGCTACTTCTGCGGCTAACGCCTCGGCCCTCGCAGGAACCGGCCTCATCGCTATCGGTTCTGTGTTGTCTCAAAACATGCCGGCCACCGACTTCAACAGCGACTACTCCGCCGGTGACACCGATCGTTCTAGGTTCTTCGTGTGGGGTGGTGCGGGCGGTACGCTTGAGTTACCCTCACCTACACTGCTAGGTAACGGTTGGTTCATCAACCTGAGCAACCAAGGCTCGGGTTCGCTCTCAGTCGACCCTGCCGGTTCGGTGACCATTGACGGCCTTTCCGCTAAGACCTACAATCCTGGCGAATCGTCCATGATTGTGACTGACGGCGTGAACTACTACTCAATCGGCTACGGTAAGGACGCTGTGTTCGCGTTCGACTACACCTCGATTGACGTGGCAGGTACGGGTGTTTACACCCTCACCGGCTCTGAGTTGAACCGCATCGCCTACAGCTTGACCGGCACACTCACAGGTAACCGACAAATAGTCGTACCTGCAACAGTGCAACAATACTGGATCACCAACTCCACAACAGGCGCTTACACGCTGACCGTCAAGACCTCTAGTGGCTCCGGCTACACTATTGATCAAGGTCAGAGCGCGATCTTGTATTGTAACGGTACAAACGTGGTTCCGGCTGACACTGCTGGCGTCTCTGTACCAATCAGTGTTGCTAACGGCGGAACCGGCGCAACCACGGCCTCGGGCGCTCGAATCAACCTCGGTGCCACCTCCGTAGGTATCGCCCTGTTCACGGCGGCTGACACCGATTCAGTGTGGACTACGCTGGGTGTGGCACCAGCGGGTGTTGTTGACGGCGGGGTGTTCTAAATGCCCTCACCCACCACCATACTCCGTTCGCTTCCTGGTATCAAACGGGACGGCACTAAGTTCGAAGGCGACAACTACGTCGACGGCAGGTGGGTGCGTTTTCAGCGCGGGTTGCCCCGTAAGATGGGCGGCTATCGCTCGATTGTGAAAACCCTGAGCGAGATCTCTCGCGGGTTTACCAACTTCGTGCAGCAGACTCTGGTTTATTGTCATTCTGGTTCCGCCACGTTGTTACAGCGTTTCACACTTGACGCCAACAAAAACGCTTCAATCATCTCTGACCGCACCCCGTCAACATTGACGGATTCAGACCAGAACAAGTGGATGTTCGACTACATGTACGACTCATCCACAACTGACAACAACATCATTGCGCACGTTGCCCCTAACGGCCAGTGTATCTGCAATGACCAAGGCGGGCAGATCTTTTACGGCCCCGTGACCGGAACCGGCGCGTTGACCGAGATCACCCTACCTGCGGGCGCTAACGCCACGGGCGGTATTGTCGTGTTGCACCCGTACCTCGTGTACTACGGTACTGCTGGTATCGTGGGTTGGTCAATCCCAGGAGACCCTGCCGACTTGTCCGGCTCAGGCTCAGGCATTGCCCGCGCTTGGGGTCAGAAGATTGTAAAAGGTCTACCGCTCCGCGCCGGTTCAGGCTCGGCCCCCGCCGGTGTGTTGTGGGCTTATGACGCTGTCATCCGTATGACCTTCACCGGCGGCTCTACCGTGTTCGCCTTTGACACCATCGCCACTAACACCTCAATCATGTCCGCAGACGGCGTGACCGATTACGACGGTGTGTTCTACTGGGCGGGTGTTGACCGCTTCCTCATGTTTAACGGCGTAGTGCGTGAGGTGCCTAACCAACTGAACCTGAACTGGTTCTTTGATGGTTTGAACGACCAACAGCGCAGTAAGGTTTACGCCTACAACACGCCGCGCTACGGTGAGATCTGGTGGGCTTACCCCCGTGGTGACGCTACCGAGTGCACTCATGCGGTGGTCTACAACGTGCGTGAGAACACTTGGTACGACACCGTCTTGCCGTCTTCAGGTCGTGTTGCTGCTAGCTACTGTAACGCCTACGCCGCGCCTATCCTACCAGGAGACAGCGAACTCGGCACCGACTACAAGGTCTGGATCCATGAACAGGGTACGGATGAGATCGACGGGCAGAACCTGTTCCCGATTGAGTCTTACTTTGAGACCTGTGATTTGTCCTCAATGGCCGCCAAGGGGGTTAACTCCTACCTGCGCATTTCAGCTATCGAGCCCGACTTTGTGCAGTCCGGTGACATGACCGTTCAGGTTACGGGCCGCGCTAACGCTCGCGCTCCTGAGGTCTACAGCTCAGAGTTCACGATTCTAGACCCTAGCAACGTGACTCATCCTTATGAACAAATCACCATGCTCAAAGAGCAACGCCGTGAGTTGCGTGTGAAGTTCAAGTCTTACTGCGTGGGTGGTGATTACCAGATGGGTCAAATCATTGGTCACATGGAAGATGGGGCCAAAACAGACAAGACGGTGCTCGGATGATCGTCACCCTGCCAACCAACCTCGAACTCACCGACTGGGCAAATCAGGTCATTTTGGACCTCGACCCCTACGGCGCGTTCGGGCGGTTGCAGGACGAAGCCTACTGGCAAGACTGGGCCGTGCAGTTCCTCAACAATACGACAATCGGGCGTAACCCGCCAATACCTTACGGGTATGACGACTGGCGTGAGTGGGCAGAGCGTTTCTGCCAGAGTTTGAGCTGATGCGGTACATAGGTTTTGAGCGTGAAGTTGAGGCCGTGGAATGGGCCAAGAAGATCCTCGGTATCGAGGGTGTAACTGGGTTTGCGAGGGCGGTCTCGGCGGTTGATGAGAATGACAACTTTGTGTTTGTCATCGTGTTGTCAAACTTCAGTGCGCTGGGGGTGGACATGCACACCGCAGCTATTCCTGGAGCGAGCTGGGCTCGCCCTAGGGAGATAGTCAAGATGTTTAACGAACTGTTTGAATTTGTGTTTGAGCGGTTGAAGTTACAGCGAGTCACAGGGCTTGTGCGTTCAAAGAATACGGCTGCTCGCCGGTTCGATGAACACATCGGTTTCGAGCTCGAAGGGGTCATGCGCAGGGCATTCATTGATGATGACCTTTGCGTTTATGGGTTTTTAAGGGAAAATTTTGAGTCACACAAGTGGCGAAGGAAGTAAAGATGGATCGTCAACAAATCATGCAAATCGCCAGCCAGAACCCTCAAGTTCAGCAGGCAGTCGAGATGGCCAAACAAGAGGTCGCTCAAATGGATCTCAACCCCCAGATGATTGATGAAATCATTCAGGTGCTTGAGCACGTGATGGATAGCCCTCAGGACTACCAAGCCGTTCGCGCAGCGGCTATCCGTGACGGATTTGTTGAAGAAGGCGACTTGCCTGCTGAGTTCGACCCCATCGTCATCGCTTCTTTGCTCATCGTATTCTACGGCTTGAAAGACCAAGCCGGTCAACAGCAGCAAGCTATGTTTGCGCGTGGCGGTCTTGCTCAAATGGCCGCTCACGGTCGCGGCGGTGACACAATGTTGGCCCACATCAACCCTATGGAAGCCGAAATGCTCCGTCGAATGGGTGGCTCGGGCACTATCAACCCTAACACCGGCCTGCGCGAGTTTAAGGGTGGTGGCTTGATGAAGATCGTCAAAACCGTAGCCCCTATCGCCCTCGCTATCGCTGCTCCTGGCCTCGGTATGGCGATGTCTGCCGCGCTCGGTGCCGGTATCGGCGCTCTGGGCGGCGGTGGTTTGAAAGGCGCGCTCATCGGCGGTACTTTAGGCGGCTTAGGCGCAGGCTTAGGCGGCGCTCTGGGTGGCACGGTTAGCAACGCGACCGGTATGGGTCTGGGCGCTACGGGTTCTAACATCCTAGGTAGCTCTTTGATCGGTGGCACCGTGGGTCAAGCTACGGGGCAGGGCTTCGGTAAAGGGGCGCTCATGGGTGCCGCAGGCGGCGCTGCTGGTAGCGCTATCGGCGGTATGGCCGGTACTGGTAGTAGCGCGCTCAACGCCGGTATCCGCGCAGGCGGTACAACCGCAGGTAACCTGTTGACCGTCGGTGCTGACGCTAAGACGGCCCTCAAAGGTGGCGCTCTCGCAGGTTTGATGGCGGGTTCTTACCAAGGCTATCAAAACGCTACAAAACCCTCTGCAACCGTGACTGACGGCTTGGGTTTGAAGCAACAACCTACTAACACCGGCGAGTTTGGTTCTAAGACCCAGCTCGACCCCAACAGTGTTTCCGAGGGCGGTTTAAACAAATACGACATCACCGGCAAACCTACATCTCTCAACCCTGACATGACGGTTGACTACAGCTTGAAGACGCAGCCGACTCCGAGCCCGTTAGAGGTTGCTGCCGCTAACAACATGGATCAGCTCTACACCCCACCGGCAGACTTGTCTACCAAGTTGGGTCTAGACACCACCAACGTCGGTATGAACTCAGCCACCGGTTACGGCGGTCTGGCTCTGGCCGGTCTGGGCGCAGCGGCTATGCCTGCTGAAACCCCTGCCGAAGCTCAGAAAGCTATCGAGTCCATGAGCCCGTCTCAGAAGGAATACTTCAACCGTCCTACCGTTGTGTGGGACTGGGACAAGATGATGGCGGATGCCTCGTCTCAAGGTCAAGACCTAGGCACCTTCATGGCTAACAACTGGAGCGCGGTCTCTGGCGGTCAGTACAACAAGCAAATCGGCACTCAACAAGCCGAAGTGGCTGCTGCTCGCGGCGGCTACATCACCCATCGCGCTCGCGGCGGCGCTTTGAACGCCCTCGCCCACGGCGGCGGTTCAGGTCGCGCAGACACGATCCATGCTAAGTTGTCAGACGGCGAGTACGTCATCGACGCTGAGACCGTAGCCCTGCTGGGTGACGGTTCTACAAAGGAAGGCGCTAAGCGTCTTGACGAAATGCGCAAGAAACTGCGTATGCAAAAAGGCAAAACACTCGCTAAAGGCGGTTTTAGCCCTGCGGCTAAGTCACCCTTGGCCTATCTGAAGGGAGCAGCATAATGGCTGGTATTTTCACAGGCACCCCGCAGACGGCAACGTCTTACACCACCTCATCCACCGAGACACCAAAGTGGATGCAGGATGCGATCTACACGCAGGTTCAACTTGCGTCTAACCTTGCTGCTCAACCTTACCAAGCCTACACCGGTAACTTAGTTGCCGGCCAGACCCCACAACAAAAGCAAGCCTATGACATGGTTAGCCAGAACGTGGGTAAGTGGGAGCAACCTTACCAGCAAGCCACCTCAGGTACTCAGGCTCTGACCACGGCCACCGCGCCTCAGAACATCGACGCCTACATGAACCCGTACACGGCTAACGTGACGGATAGAATCGCCCAGCTCGGCGCTCGCAACCTCAGCGAGAACCTGCTGCCAGGAGTCTCAGATGCGTTCATCAAAGCCGGTTCGTTCGGCGGCACACGTATGGGTGAGTTCGGTAGCCGCGCCCTGCGCGATACTCAAGAGTCTATCTTGGGTCAGCAGGGTCAAGCCTTGCAACAGGGCTACACACAGGCTCTGGGTGTGTCTCAGGCCGACTTGAACCGTCAACAGTCTGCGCTGCAACAGCTCGCCACCATGACCCAACAAGGTCAACAGATGCGTACAGCGGACACTGCAGCACTCGAGGCCGCCGGTGTTTCACAACAGCAACTGGCTCAAAAAGAGGCAGACGCCGCTTATCAACAGTACCAAAACGCACAACTCTACCCCCGTCAAATGGCGGACTGGTTGTCCACTCAGGTGCGCGGTATGGCCCCGATCACACCTACAACAACTACGAATGCGGGTTCAACTACGGGTGCGACTTACAGCGCGTCACCGTTGTCACAACTCGCCTCGGCAGGTGCTACGGGTATGGGTATTTACAAACTGGCCCAGTAAGGAGTTACGATGCCCGACGAATTTCAAGATTTAGCCAGTCAGTACGGTATCGGCGGGGTAGAAGAACTCCTCGCCAAATACTATCAAAACCCCGCTGTGCAAGTGGCGGGGCCGGTTGAGAGCATCCCACCTGCGAACACCGCACCCGCTGCTAGCCGTGTTGCTCCGGTTAAAGTAGACACTATTGACGGTGTTCAAGAGGTCGCACCCGCCCAACAGGGTTCGGTTCCTCCTCAGTTGCTTGACATGTTGAGCAAGTACACTTCCGGTGAGTCTGCTTACGGTGCTGAACTCAAGACCGCGCGCGGCAAGGCTAACGCCGAGACCGAAGCGTTCCAGAAGATGATCCAAAGCTCAATCGACGGTTCACCCGCCGACAAAGCCGAGATGTATTTCCGCCTCGCAGCGGCTTTTGGCGCTCCCACTAAGACCGGCGGCTTTGCTGAGACGCTAGGTAAGGTCGGCGAGACCATGGGTGAGTACACTAAAGGTCAAAGCGCAACTAAGAAGCAACTCCAGCTCGAAGGCCAGAAGCTCAAGATGCAGGGCGCTAAGGAAGAACTCACCACACTGCGCACTCTTGCCGGCGAGGAGATGAAAGACAAGCGCGCTATCTCAGCCGAGTTGCTCAAAGACTACATCAAGTCCGGCCAGCCTCAGTCTACGGCGGGTAAACAGGCTCAGGACGAAGGCTTGAAGCCAGGATCACCCGAGTTCCAGAAACGTGTGGCTCAGATCGCCGATATGAACGTCGAGAAGCAGATGGCGACCATCAACTCTACGCTCGCAAACATGTCAGTGGCTCAGGCTAACTTAGCCTTGCAGCAACAAAAGTTTGACGAATCTAAGAAACAAGCTGCTAAACTCAGCCCTGTTGAAGTCAAGCTCAAAACCGAAACCGAAGACATGTTGGCGCAAACTGAGCAGGCGATGTCTAACTTGAAGAAGGCCTACAAGCTCAACCCCAACACGTTTGACGCTTCGCTGCCTGACATCGCACAACGCAAAGTGCTTGAGGCCGCCGGTTCTAAAGACCCCAAAGTCATCAACACTCGTGAGTTGGAAAACACGCTTGAAAAAGCGGCGCTGTCTTCGCTCAAGTCTACGTTCCCAGGAGCTATCTCCAACGACGAACGCAAGGCGTTGCAAGACGTGCAGGGTTTGGGTGCGAAGAGCATCGAAGAGCGCGGTCGCATCATGAAGAGCGGTTACGCCGCGCTCAAGGCTGTGTCAGAGCGTAGCCGTAAGCGCCTGAACGAGATCAACCAAGGTCTCTACCGTGATACTTCTCCGTCATCAGCGGAAGATCTTGACGAAGGGAAAAAGTAATGGCGAATCCGTTCATTGGCGGCACCAGGGCCGCTGTTGGTCAAGGTCTCGGTATGGGTTGGGGTGACGAAGCCGAAGCATGGCTCCGCTCCAAACTCGGTAACGAGAGCTATGAAGACAACTTGAAGAAAGTCCGTAACGAGTACGCTGAGTTCTCTCAGCAGTACCCTGTGACTTCGGGCACATCTGAGTTCCTAGGTGGTGCGGCTCCTGGAGTGGCTATGATGATGTACCCGCCGACCCGTCAAGCCGGTGCCCAGCGTGTTCAGAGCGCAGCAGCGGCTACGGCTTCTCGCGTCCCTGCTTGGGCTAAGTTGGCTGGCGCTGGCGGTGCGACCGGCGCGATTAGTGGCGCGGGTTCCGCTACCGAAGGCGAACGTGGCTCAGGCGCGTTCTCAGGTGGCGTAATGGGTACAACCCTAGGCTTGGCTGTGCCGATGGCCGTTCGCGGCACTAAGGGCGCTTCAGGCTGGCTTCGTGAGCGCCTCTTCCCCACTGACGCACTTGTTGAGCGCAAAGCGGCTGAGAAGATGGCTCAAGCCATGGCTGAAGACAAACTCACCACTGCTCAAATCCAAGCCAAGATGGCTCAGGACAAAGCGATGGGTGTCCCGTCCGTGGTTGCTAACACCAACCCCGCGCTGGCCGACCTAGCTGAAGCCGTGGCTCAACGCACCGGTTCAGGCGCGCGTAAGATTGAGAAGACCTTGATGGAGCAGAAGATGGGCGCACGTGAGCGCGCTCACCAGCAAACCGTCAAGGGGCTCAATCCAGGAGACTACTACGACGACCTGACCAAGCTCCAAGAGGAAATGAAAACCCTCGCAGGCCCAGCGTACCAACAAGCCTACTCGTTCGGAGAAGTGACTGACCCTAAGGTGCTCAAGTATTTGAAGCTGCCTCAGTTCCGTCAGGCTATGGGCGAGGCTGAAAAGCTGCTCGCGGCTGAAGGCCGTAAGATGGACATGAGCAAGCCTACGGTTGAGGTGTTAGACCAAGTTAAGCGCGGTCTTGATACGCTCATCGAGGGTCAAACTGACGCCGTGACTGGTAAGACGACTTCTTTAGGCCGTGTCTACGTGCAGAAGAAGAATGAGTTCTTGAAAGACCTTGACAAAGCCGTTCCAGACTACGAACTGGCGCGCGGCATTTACGCCGGTGGCGCTGAACTCTCTGACGCTATGCGTAAGGGTATCAACGAGTTCGGTCGTATGGATCATGAGCAGGTCATCAAGCTCGTGTCCGGTATGGGTGAGTCAGAAAAGCATGCGTTCCGCACCGGCGTGGCGCGTGACTTGTATGACAAGATCATGAAGCCGTCCGGTAACTTCAATGCTGCTCAGCGCCTGATCGGTTCTCCAGAGATGCAAGCCAAGCTGCAGCCGTTGTTTGACAACCCTGCTCAGTTTGAGTTGTTCAAGAACGCCCTCGAGCGTGAGGCTCAACTGTTTAACCAGTCAAGCAAGATCCTCGGCGGTAGCCCGACCGGTAAGCGTATGCAGATGCGCGAAACCCTTGAGGACGGCTCGGGTATCGGTGATGCCATGATGGGTGCGGTTACGGGCGGCTGGAAGGCTTCCCTAGCTAACGCCGTGGTGAGCGGCCTGCGTAAAGGTCAGATGACCGAGAAGACGTCAGCCAAGCTGGCCGACATGCTCATGTCTAAAGACCCGCACGAAGTCGCCGCAGTGGTTAAGATCCTTGACGACCAAGCTGCAGCCGCTATACCTAAGGCGGTTAAGGCTTCAGCTACAGAAGCTGGCGCTACTACCGGAACCGCTTCAGCTATCTTCCCTTCACCTGAAGGTAAAAAGCCAGAAGTAAACGTAGAAGCAGACCTCGAAGCTGAAGACAAGACTGCCCCTGAAATACAAGGGCCAGACATTGAGGCAGACCTCGAGGCCGACAGCAAAAAAGACGTAAAATAACCCCTACACTTTTGCAGGTGTCATTTTACAGCCCCGCCTTGTGCGGGGTTTTCTTTTTCCATCATCACACGGTTGCGTAGCCGTAGGATGATGCGGATGTGCTCGGCGGCCTTGGGTTGGTTTTCCCGTTCGGCCTGAGCAATAGCGGCCTGTAGCTCCTCCTGAGTCTTACCCCAGTGGAGCCCTGAGCCTAACAGACGGCGTATGTAACCCCATGGCATTAGAGCTTGCCGGTGAGGGCTTCGCGCCAGCCTTGGTTCACCGCCTCGGCGCTGAGTCGCAGGTTGAGGTCAACAATCGCGTCAAGCGCCTTGTCAAGCGAGACCAGATTGTCACGGTCAAACGAGTCAGATTTGACCATCTGCTCGCAGGCCGAAGCCCCGCCTCGAGCTATGCGCGTCAGCAGGTGATCCTTACCCACCTTGCGGTCTAGCTCGGCTGCTCGGATCATAGCCGAAAGGGTCAGGCCGATACCCGCGCAAAAGTCAGCGCAGGGTTCGCCGTCTTCAGTCAGGTAGAGCTTGATCTTCTGGTCAACTATGTCAGAGCGCAAGCCTTTCTGTGCGAAGGCGCGCGCTACGGGGTTCTTAGCAGTTTGCATGCTAACTCGACGAGGTTGTGCTACTCCCATGCCGTTCACCACTTAGGGGCGCAGGTGACCTCGATCACGGTCTCGGCGGTGTAGCCGTTGATCTTACGCTTGCCGTAGATCATCACGGCGCGCAGGCCGTTCGTCTCACACTCACGCACCGCGACGATTGTTTCGTTTCGGCTCATCGGCTGGAGCTCTTTGTCCATCACCAAGCGTTGATGATTTGACGTTGTCGACGAGCAGCCAACCATGCTCAATAATAACACTAGGGTTGCTAATTTCTTCATGATGATTCTCCTGTTTGTAGGCTTCAATTGCTTTGAGCGCATATTCGCGCATGTGTTTCTGGGTGTACCCCCGTGAGTCCAACAAGGTCACACGGTTGGGCAGGTGAGGTAGCTTGATCACTTCCGAACCATCTTACCCACCACTCGGGGTGAGGCTTCTTTTTCAGAGATGCCGAAGAACGTACCGTGTGAGGGGTCGGTTTCCCTGCGCTTTTCAAGGTAGGCCGTAACGCCTTTACCCTTGTTGGCTTCGGTGTTCATCTGCTTGAGTTTGAGGCCGCCGGTGCGGGCCGCTTCTTCCTCGTTGTACCGACGCCATTCAAAAGCGTTGGCCGGTGGGCGTGTGTCTTTGAGCACAAAGCATCCTTTCTTGTGGTCGTAAACTGACGGGTTCATACTTCCTCCTCCCAGCTGTGGCTACACCAGTCGCAGCAGTCACAACGGTACTCTCGGGTTGCGAACGTGACTTCGTCGTTACCTTTGATCTTCGTAGTCACGACCGGCACATCAGGGTTGTTGCATACGGGGCAGGTCTTGCCCTCGTCTTCGTCATCAATCATTTGAACCTCGTGTTGTAGAGCCAGCGAGCCATGAGCAGGGACTCAGCGCGGTCGCTGTGTTTTTTCAAGTTGAGCGGGGCGGTGGGGAAGGTGCGAACGGCGAGGGCGCGACTCATCTCCTTGTCAGAGGCGAGGCCGAAGCTCTTTTTCCAAGTCACCGGCGCTACGTAGTGCAGCTCCCAACCTAGGGCCGCTATGACGGCGCGCGCTGTTCCGAAGCTATCCCCCAAGCTGAACACCGAACTCACACCCTGTCCTGGCATGGCGTTCACACGCTCAAGCACAACGCTAACTGCGTCCACCGGCGGCACGTGCGAGCGCAACAGCGAAAACAGCCCTGCGGGGTCTACTTCGCGCTTCACACTACCCGAGCCCTTGGCAACGGTCGGCATGTCCTCTACGGCCACGAAAACGCCACTTCTGAGCACACCGATAGCGCCTGTGAGTCCTGGATCAATTCCGATCGTGATCATTACAGAACCTCGTAGTGGTTGCAGCCTGCGCGCTGCTGGTTGATGTCAAGGTGTTCGCCTTTCAGCTCACACGTCCAAGTGCCGTTCTCGGTCGGGGTGCAGTTCACGCAGGTGCGGCAATGACGCAGGGGTTCCGCGTCACCGTAGCACACTTCGACCATGTCACAGAACTTGCAGGTGAAGCTCGTCTTGTCGTCGCTGATACCGGCGGGGCGCATGCGGGCTTCGACGAGCTTGATGACTTTCTGCTCAACGGCCTTCTGCGTCTTGCGGTCAGCTGCGATACGCTGCACGTCATACGCCTCATCATTCTTGCAAAGCGACACGTAGAGCGAACGGGTGAACCCGCCGAGCCACATACCGACTTGCATCTGAATGTAGTGCAACGGCTTGTGCTTCTCGACCCCGTGCTTGACCACGGCGTTGAAACTTGTTTGGTTGTGGGTCTTGATCTCAAGGTTGTGCGGCTTTTCGGCGCTCTCGGGCACCCCTTTAATCACGCCGTCTACCTTACAGATGAGATGACCGGTAGGGTCTAGGAACTCAAACTGCTTGCCGTCAGCGTCTTTCTCAAACACCTGCAGACCGGCGGCCTTCAAATCAGCTACAACGCGATCTTCCTGCAAGTGGCCGGTAGCAAACAGGCGCAACATGCGGCCCGCGAACTGCTTACGCGCATACCCGCGCCAGTCAAGCCAGACGCTGCGAATACACTCGTTACCGATGCTTGAAGCGCCAAGGCGGCCTAGGTAGATACCGCCGCGCTCCACTATACTCTTTGCCTCAGCGTACTCATACGAGTTGTACATCCGGTCGATGACCTGCTGCTCAGGGCTTTTTGGTATTGCTGCCATGTTGTGTCTTTCTTAGTTATGAACAATGTGCTCGTTCCTGAATTCGTCCCCTGATCTTATGAACCCAGACCCCGAAGGGTCTGGGGCGCACCCCCAGAGTTTCGATGGCATTCAGGCTTTTACCGAGTGAGCGGGCTCAGCGTAGGGCGGGATGCTCCCAAGTCTTTTATTTCAGCTTACGGGCCTTAACCCAGTCAACAGCGCGGTGTAGCTGCCAGCCGACCCACACCCCGATAATCAGGGCGAGGGCCATAGCCACAAGCACATCACCGCGACCGGCGAATATGCCTACCGTGCTCATTTTGCGCCAACGGCTTTAGGCAGGGGGAACGGCACCTCGAGAGTTGAGGCGCAAGAGCCGTCTTGAGCCTTAGCGGGGTGCTTAGACCAGTTGTCTACCGGAGCCGACATCACGCAACCCTGAGTAGATGAAACCGTGCTACACATGACGGTAGCCTTCTCAATTTGCAGGTTCTGTGTCTTACCTTCTGCGCGCTCGCTACGCATGAACACGACCTCGGCCCAGCCGTCACCTTGAGGGCAAGTGGATGAGTGGGTTGTGTCAGCTTTGACGATAGTCTCCCAGCCTTGGATACGGGGGTTCTGACGTTGATACTCGGCAGCGGACGCACCGGCGTTGGCACGACCTTGAGCGCGTTGTTCTTCCACTGTTTGGAACGAGAACGCTTTGTCTTTACTGACTTGACCGCCGTCTTTCATGACCTGCTCGACGGGTTTCTCACCGCAGGCGGTGAGGGCTAAAACAGCAACTAAGATTGCGATTGATTTCATTTTCATTTCTCCAGATTGTTACAGAAACAAGATTCGAAAGGTGACCCCCCACGCAGGGTCTGTAGCTCCGGTTAATCGGAAGCGCGGGGGGTCGAACTCAGGTTAATCCCAAGGATTTGCCTTCTTACCGGCAGGAGCCTCAGCAGCCTTTGCGGGGGCGGCCTTAGCAGGAGCCTTTGCGGGCTTGTCATCCGCAGCGAACAAGAATGCGCGCACACGGTTGCTGTCTTTGTAGCCGCCGGTACCCTTCTGAGTGTCCACGGCTGCTTGGAACTTCTTGCCGATCAACTTGTCGGTGTCGTCGCAGTCCGCTTTGCCGCAGGCGGTAGCCCAAGCCACGAGCTGTTGACGACCGATCTTCTGAGCCATCTCGCTCTTGTTGACGGTGTTGAAGTTCTGCCAGATCCAGCGACCGTTGAACTCGCCACCGACGACTTCAAATTTCACTTTGATCATCTCACCGCCTGAGGCAGTGCTTTTCTCTTCGGCATCGATACCAACCAGCGTGTACTCACCATCAGGGATAGGGTCGTAGTTACCAGAGGGTGCGTCGTTAACGTCGACTTCAGACGTGTCAAAACCAAATTTAGCCATGTTGTTTCTCCTTTGAAATGGCGGGGGGATTAGTGAGCGATAGGGATCAGTTTAGCGAGGGTTTCGATGTTCATATCGGCATCCTCAGGGCAGTCGTAACGGTTTTTAGCCGCATACGCTGGGGTCTCAATAAAGTGCAACAGGCGGTCACCGTTGGTGGTGCCACGAGTCTTCTTAGCGTTGAAACCGGCGTCATCTTTCTTGATGATGACTTTGAAGGCGCAGAACGCCAACACATCGGCCCACTCTTGCAACAAGGCGTTGCAGCGGTTAGGCAGCTTAGGCTGATAGCGGTCATACGGCTCGGTGCGCGGGTCTTCAAACTTCACCACGGCAGCGTGAGCAATGAGGACCACGTTCATGCCTTTCTTCAGGCGGAGTGCGTCAAGCCCTTGCAGGATCTCACGGAACTCCTCTGCGATGAACATCTGACCCTTGCCGAACGACTGCTCTTTGTCATCGTACTTAGAGTTCACACTCTCAACGATGAGCGGCTCAATCAACCAGTCCACCGAGTCAACCACCACGGTCTTGAACTCATGGTCTTCTTTGAGCAGGGTCTTGATGCTCTCGACGACATCGTTCAGCGTAGTAGCGCGGGGGAACGAGGTCACGTCAAGCGAATCCAAGCCGTCTTCGGTACTGATGAAGATGGGCTTAGGGAACTGGCTAGCCAGCGTTGACTTGCCGATACCGTGGCCGCCATAAATGCAGATACGGGGCGGGACGGCTTGTTTGCCGACCCGAAGGTTTTCCATCCAATTTGCCATTTTTACTTTCTCACTTTCTAAGTTATGAGGCTTACGCCTCGTCAAAATACCACTCTTGTGGTACGTATTGAAAAGTGTTCCTATCCCAGCTGAGCAGGTCCACTTTACCAACCATTTCAGACACCAGCGCGGTGCAAATTGCACACAACGCAGGGTCTCCAATCATCAACAGGTAGTCGCCCGCCTGCCAGTCTTTGAGTATGTGACGCGCCTTGCTTATCATCGCATCGGTGTCGTAAGGCTTGCGCGGGTTTGCGAACACGGCCCGCAGCGCACCATACTTCTTAGCGTCAGACAAGTCCTTATTGTTATCCACCTGCACGACGTAGACCGTGCGAGTGTTACCGAGTTCATTGTTCATCTGATTTCTTCTTTCGAGTTTTCTTTGGGGGCGGGGCGACAAGTTTAAGCTGTTCGTCAGTTAAATATGCGTGACACCCAACCGCGATTGCGATCTTGATTGCCTCCTTGTAATACCAACCGTAGTCAAGGTCTGCTGGGTGCGTGACCTTGTCTTCAAGAGTCATACAGGCCCGAGCGCCGTCAGTCTTTGGAACTTTGTTGGCGTTCTTGATGTACTTAAGTGGCGGTAGGCTCTCATCCGAGGACTGATACCAACGTACAACCTTGCCGAGCGGAACGCCATTTTGTTCGCCGCCGCCAGTGACGTTTCTTGCACTGATAAAATCGACGAAAGGTGCATTCCTAATAGTGTCCTCAAACGGAGTTCCGTTCGCAAGCCACGCGCCGACCGCATCTGCTGTAACTTGCGCAGTCGGGTTTTTCTTAAGCGAGAGGGGAGCATAAATGCCTTTCGTTTTCAGCTTGCGGTCAGGTTTGACAGCAAAATAATTGTTGACGTCCTTCATAGCCAGCACACGGTACGGCGTGAACTCAAATTCAAACCGCGACACCTGACTGAAACGCTTGACTACCTTCTGAACACCAGCTTCGAGGTGGTTTCCGTAGCGGATCGCGATGCCGTCAGTGTTGGCGCTAAGCGTGGTGGCCCCGAGGATTTCGAGCCACTCAATCAGCATCAACAATGTGAACTGGCCAGTGAGCGTAACGGCGAGCATCAGGTCAGGCGAGTACAACACAGAGTACTTGCTGGCGAGCTTGCCGAACGTGCCGTTGAGCGAAATCTTCAGTGTTTCGTTGGTGGCTTTATCACCTGTACGCTTAGCCTCAAGTCGACGCTCGTAGATTTGTCGGTATTCGTCGACAAACCGTTTACCAAGGCTCGCCGGTACAAATCCGCACTCAAGGATGATACTAGGGTAGAAGCTAGCCGCATCAATATCACAGATGATATCTCCTCCGGCGACATAACAGACTGATTTATCATGAGTGCTGTGTATACCACCGACACCGAGCTGGTATGTTCCACTTCCGAACCGGATAACGTCTCCGCCGAGAAAATCAGGGAGGATGACGTGTCCAGTAGACTGGTTGATGTCGAAGACATGGCGGGAGACCCTTTCAAGCAGGTGCTGTAGCTCGGCGTCTTGAAACTTCAAGAAGGCGGGCGGCGTGTAGGTGATCGTTTTAGGGATCTTGTTGTCACGGCGTTGCAGGCTCATCGAGGTGATGTATGCCTGCTCAGCCATTTGCGCGTCAGACTTGCTACGCATGTCAACACCGTACTGCTTAGACATCGCGATACGCAGCATGAGTTCAGGCTCGAGCCGGTTGAGCAGCTCTTCCGTAGTGTCAAGGTCGTTGTCGCAGTACGAGTCAACAACCACGCCGTCTTCTACCCTGATGTTCTTATCGTGGGCGATCGGCATGTCTTGCAGCAACGGCATGTGCATCCGTGCGCCGTAGGCTTTGAGGCCGACGAACGAGGGCGCAACTTCAATCAAGTCGATCGTGTCTATCTGCATACGTAGCAGAGAATGTTTAGTGTAAGCGTTCCAAGGCGACAAGCGGTTCACAATGATGTCATCTGCTATACGCTTGATTTCAATTTCGTTTCGCCCAGCACAAAACGCTGACAAAATGATATTGTCAAAGCTGTGATTGTTAAACCCGACGTAGGTCATATTAGGGCGGTTCAAGAACTCCCACAAACGCTCGACCGCGCGCGGCTCATTACGGCGAAAACGGAAATACTCACCTGTCTCAATATCTTTGAAAGATATCAAGGTGTAGTTGGGTATCGTTTCGCAGTCGAAAACGTAAGTGGATGACATTAACGATCCTGATTGACGTAGCCGATTGACGCGTCAGCGCCGTCATCAGACGTAGCGCCGTTGATGGCCTGCTGAATGCGGCCCGCAACAAGGTGCAACGTGCCGGTGCTCTGCCAAGTGAGCAGGTGGCTGATGATGTCGGCATCGTCGCCGGTGAGCTGATTAGCTGCCAAGTACTCATTGATGACCTGACGTGGCACCTGAGGGATGCGCTCAGAGATCTCAACTTGAGGCGCGTCTTGACGGCGCTCGGCGAGCTTCTTGACGAAGTGCAACGCCTTACGCAAGTCCTCAACGCCGTTCTTGTTGCGCCAGCGGGTGATGTACTTAGTGGCGCAACCCTCAAGGTAGCCCACGCCGTAGGCGTCAATCAAGTCCCAGTGCTGGATACCTGAGCGGTAGTGGTTGCCGCCGATTTGCATGTTGTTAGCATTCATTTCAAAATCTCCGAGAGTTGGTCATTAATAAGGTCAAACAATTCGCGCTCGCGCCCGACAAGGATCATACTTTCGGCGTAGCTCATGTAGCGGGAATAGACAAGGCTCATCTTACGGTTACCCATCTCAATCTCACGCAAACAGAACAAAGCGCCTTGCGCGATGTCAGCGAGCTTGAGGGTGCGTTCTTCATGCGGGGTGAGGCTCAACACGCCTAAACCCACGGCAGCCATCAGGCGCATCTCAAGCAGTGTGACCTGCTCGCCAATACCGTACTCACGCTTAGCGGGGGAAGGAATGTCGCCGGTGATGTGCTCAGACAAGTCGTGCACGAGAGCGGCTTCAAGCAGGGCAACGCTAGCATGGTGGTTGGTCAGAACCAAACACAACATTGCAACGCCGTGCGAATGATGACCGACGGTTTCTTCACGCAGGGTGGTGACGGTGTGATACCGCTTGACCTCGCTGCCGGCCATAATAAATTCAAGGGTGTTTTTCATCAAGTTACTCCAGTTATCAAGTTATGCTACGAATTTTAGCCTCAATTTTTACACGGTCACGATTGTATTTTCAAATCGTGACCGTATTCATCATTTACTCTTTCTCGGCCCTAAGCAATTCGCGCTTGTGGATCCAATTAAACACCGCGCGCTTCCAGTCTTGAGCGCGGATCTTGGCGGCAAAGCCCATTCCGTCACCGGCGCGGATCTTGCGAATGCGGCTGACCATGGCCATCGGCTGCGCCACGTGAGTGAAGAACGGGTTCTTGTACTCGGCGGATTGATTGAACGGATCGCAGCAGAACTTCTCACAATCCAGCAGGAATGATTTGTAGTCTCCGTTGAGCATGATAGGTAGCGCGCCGACCGCGCCCTGTGAGTACAAGTCGTAGTCCTCAACAGTGGGCGGGTTTTCAATGTGCTTGGCAGCATCGTACAAATTGACGTACAAGTGGAGATTGTTGCTCACCTGACGGTAAGGGCCGCAGTGCATGTTGAGCGCGCTAGCAACGAACTCCTGCAAGAAGCTGAAGTGCACAGCGTTAGCGCCGTACGCACCCCACCAGATGTCGTTACTGCGGTTGAACACGGTCATGTTCAAGCGCCCGCCACGGGTGTCAAATACGACCTGTGTGTTGCAAGCCTTGTCCTTTGTGCGCTTGTTCAAGTCGTCTTGATCCCACATCTGAATGACCGCCTGACGGCTTGAGGGGTCTTTGCGCAGGAGCTTGATGACTTCCTCGAGCTGATCAAACCCGAAGTGTCGACGCCAGCGGTAGCCGTAGGCAGCGTTAAACACCTTGCCGTCATCGCTGAACTGATTGATGGTGCTGTTGAAGTGCTGCAGGAACTGCACGTCACGGCGACCCGCCAGCATCCAGATCGACTCCATCAGGTGGAAGATCGGGTTCGCGTCACGCCCCGTATGGAACAACACGCGCTCCTGCGGGTAGCGGTAGGTGGTGATGACCGGCTCGGCTATGACGTAAGCGGGGCCGTTACGCGTCTGCTCAGGCTTGAGCCCCATCGTCTTCATCTTCCAGAAAATCTCGCTAAATGCGTGATTCACGTTACGTACTTGGATTTCCATTTAGAACAACTCCTCGGGTTTGTAGATAGTTTTAGGGACGCCCTCATTCAGGACGCAGCGGCAATATTTGCTGAATTCGCACATAACATTTTGCACATCATGTAGCGTCATGTCTTCAATGTGCAGTTGCTCAACGATCTGATCGCGGATCTCGATGAGCGCCTTGTTGAAGTCGCCTTGACCCCAGCTCGCAAACGGGCGGCGACCCTTGAGGTAGTTCAGGCCGCGAGAGCTTCCTGGGCCTATAGGGGCGTAAGTGTAAAGGTCTTCAAAGTCCATACCGGTGTAAGTCAGGTCGGCAGCCACTTGACCGGCCATAAAGGTGCTCAGGCCGAAGCACTGTGAGAGCGCCTCGACAAACGCCTGAACCGTCTGCTCACCGGCCCACAGCGACATATGAACGCTGTCCGCATTCTTAATGACGTCACCAATGATGTGCTTGGCGATGGCGGAAGACTTGTTACCACCCACGTCCATCTTGGTCGGGTAGACCATGTACGCGCCGGAGTACACCTTTGTGTCGTTAACCTTGAGCGCCTCAATCGTTACTGAGAACAACTCAGCATCGAAGTTTTCAGGGGCGCACGGAATGACCTGCTCGTGCAGCAACGCCTGCAAGGTCGGGGGCCAGTTGATGAGGCGCGCGATGAGCAACGTGAACCACAGGTGCTCGTCACCGGTGTCAACAGCGGGTTGAATCAGGTGATCAATGATCCACTGAGAGACGCGATCGTCACGGCGGCGGATGTTGGTGAACTTGTACTTCTTGAGCACAGGGTCATTAGTGAGCTGGTCAAGCGGCCAGCCGCCTTCTTTAGCGACTCGCACGGCCTCGCGTTCCCACACGAAGTACAGCAACCCCTCGAGCGAGGTTACGTTCTTCGCGTCAGGGCGCGGGTAAGGACAAACATCAATCATACTTCGGCATCTTTCAAATATTGCACGACGGTTCCGACGGCGTTAAGGTGGTCAATCCAACGGACATCGTAGCCACCGGCCTGAGTCAACAGCTCCGCGCTACGGTGGCACTGCTCGTAAGCCGAGCGCATGGTCTTCTCAGGGTCAAATACCTTCTCGTTACCGGCAGCGGCACGACGAGCGAGGACGCGAGAGAGGCAAGTGTCCCAAGGCGTATCAAGGAACCCGAAGATAGCGCCGTGGTCTTTGAGAATAGGAGCCACATGACCACCCGCGCTGGACTTGCTCATTAGCAGCCCCTCAACGAGTACATGACCGTGACCGTGCGCCTTCGTGGTGCGTTCGGCGATCTCCTCCTGAGTGCTGATTCCGTCCGTGCCGCCGCAGGTGTTCTCGTAAGAACCCACGATGAACACGGGCAACATGATACCCCATGATGTTGCGTCGACTCGGTAACCGGCGGGCTTGCTCGGCTTACCACCCAGCGCCTGAGTCGGCAACTTGTCAAGGAACCGGCGGACGATTGTGGTCTTACCCGAGCCGTTACAGCCACGAATGTTGACGATTTGATTTGTCATTTTTGCTCCCCTTTAGCCGTCATCGCTTTCACGACGAACTTAGCATTTCTGCCGGCATAAGAGCTAGTATTCAAACGAGCAGCCTCAGCTTTAGCGGACTTAGAATCTAAGTAGACAGCCCTGACAACCGGCACCTGAAAATAACCCAGAGTTATAGCGTACAACAGATAAACTTTCATTGTTCTTCTCCAAAAGCAAGATGCAGCAATAGGTACCACATCGCGAGGTGAGCAGAGTCAAAAGTCTGCGTCTTGTTGTGCACCTGAGCGTAGTGCTTGTGCCAACCTAAGTTGTCACCACCGAGAGGGTATTTGCTCAGGCGCTTGAGTTCTCGCTGGCGCTGAGTCGGGGTCATTCTTGCTCGCATGGTATGTCTCTCCATTCGCCTTTAGTCATCGGGTATTCGATGTCGTACGCAAACCACTGCTGCAGGATGCGAACCTTACGCGCCACCGTGACGGTTCCGTCAAGGCTCGTGTGTTCTATGATACTGCGCTCAACAAAGCGCAAACGAGGGGTTGGGTTCATAAGAAAAACTCCGCACGATAAGGGGTACCCGTTTCAGGGAACAACGAGGCCGCCGACTTAGCATTGAACTTTGCCGGCGAACACTCACGACGCAACCACTCAGGCAGGAGCGCCTCGCGCATACCTTTGAACACCTGAGTGTGCTCTTGCAGGCCGCGCTCGTCAGCCCACTCAATACGGTCTTGCGCCATGTCGGCGTAGACTCCTGGATAGCGACGACCGAAGAAGTGATTCTTGAACGTACACAGGTTAGACTCAAAGGTGAACCGACCCACGTTAGGAACGTCAGGGTTCAGAGCCCTGAACTTCTCAATGTGCGCATCAGCTGAGGCGGCTAAAAAGCCACACATCATCTTGAAGTTATTGTAGTTGCCGTCCTGACCGTTGTCAAGGCGTTTGTCCCACACCAACTCGTCTTTACCGATGAGGAACAGCATACCGTTACGGTGTGACTTGCTGCCCGACTTGTCACTGAAGATCAAGTCGTCACAGTCGTTGCCGAAGCCCATGATGTTCACGTACTCGAGGTAGCTGAACGAACTCAGACGACCGAAAGTGTAGTACTCCTCACGAACCAGCTTCCACAGGTCAGCGTACGCGCCGGTGAGCATCTGTTCCTGCGAGCCGTGCTTCTCAACCAACTCGGCGTAACGGCGGATAGCGGGTAGGGTGTCCTTCTTTTGATACCGGCGGTCGGTGTCAAATTGCAGGGTCTCCCAGTTCGCGTTGAACCACTCCTCAAAGCCCTTGAGCGGGGCTCCGGCGGGCGGACACTCAGACAAGCGTTGGAACATGCGCAGCGAGGTGATGGGGTTCTGGGTCAAACCGTTCAGGAATGCGAACCAGAGTTTCTCCTCAGCGCCCCAGCCGTTAGCCTGAGCCAGAGCGGGCATGTAGAGGTACACGAGTCCAGGCATGACCCCGAACTCTAGGTTCATCTTGTACAGCGCGGAGAAGTACGCCTCACGCTTCTCCGGCAGGCGGTAGTCAATCATTCTGCATCTCCATCCAGTAAATAAAACCCACGAGCATCGCGACTGTGAGGCTCGCGCCGAGAGCCATCAACAACACCATGAGAGCTACGTTTTCTAACATGTTCAATCCCTCACGTTGAACTCAAGGCGGCGGTCAACCGCAAACCCGAGCGACACGCCGAAGATGACGGCGCAGAACCGAGCCTGCCAAGTCCAGTCCGCAGGGTCACGCGACCACTCGATGAACGCGCCAAACACGTAAGCGAAGGCACAGGTGCCGACAAAGGGTAGCAGCCAGTAGATCAGGCTCAACAGGTCTTTTGCGAATTTGTTCATAGGTATCTCCAGTAGAAAATGCCGAGGGCGATCCAGCAGCAAACGCCGATGGCTAACATCGCTTTGTCTTGCCAGCGTTGCTCAGGCGGGAAGAAGGTCTCCATACCATCACCCAAATGACGGAAGGCGTCATCGGTCGTGCGGGGGAAGCAACGGGTGGTCGGGCAGCCGTGGTTGTCAACGTAGTGCTGAGCGCGCTCAAGCGTTGAGGCGCGAACGATCTTAGGCTTCTTGTAGATAGCAACGACCAGCTTACGCTTGAGACGGCGCTTGATGATTGTGTAAATACGCTTGAACATCACACGGCTCCTGTGTTAGTGTAAAAAGGCTTAACCACTGCTGGGTTAGGCGCGCTGCCGACGATCCAGAAACCGGTGCGGTCATCAAGATCAACAGGGCGCATAGTGCGCAGGTAGCGCCACATCTTGGCCTCGTAGGTCGGGTGGAAGTTGATACCGTCATGGTTCTCACCCTTGAACTTGTCGCTGTACTTGCTGAAGTCAGTGTCGTGCAGGCTGTAGTGCTCCCACTCAAACGGTAGGCGATCAATGTCAACACCCATGATCTCCATACGCTCACGAACCCACTTACGCTTGTTCGGGCCGATGCCGAGCGTGAACAGCTTTGTCAGGTTCTTTGAGTCACGGCTCAGGCCGAGCAGGATGCTGCAAAGAGAGTTGCATGAGCCGGCAGGCGCTATCAATGTGCGGAGTTCATCAGGCAGGTTACGCACCTGATTGGCACCGACCTCGTGGAACTTCAATACGTCCTCAGCAGGGCGGGTCTTGTGCGGCACAGTGATACCGTACTCAACCACGAGCGAGGTGGGTTGCGTCAGGTCGGCCACACGGCGCTGGATGATCGGGTTGTACGGCCCGTTCACGTACTCAAACACAGCGCCAAAGCCTTTAGCGATACTCGGGTTCTCATGTGTGAGCACCGTGTGGGGCTTGCTGTAGACTACCTGACGGCACTTGAGGCCGAAGTGCGCACCGACGATAGCGGACATACTGAGCTGAGGGCTCTGAATACTCGCGCCGGTCAGCACGTGAGTCTTGTCTGCGCGGTAACGGTTCATGTACCAGATGAGCTGGCGCATCTTAGACCCGTTGGGGCCGCCGTAGCCGAGCGGAGCGAAGTAATCCTCACGCTTGAACCACAGACCCTGATGGTTCTCCCAAGGGGTCAGGTCACCTAGGTGTTGCTCCCACTGAACCTGAGCGCGGTCAAGTGCGAGGACGGGGAAAATTGATTGTGTCATTTCAAGCCTTTACGCAGGTGTTTAAGCACTTCCGGAACCAGCGCGGGTTGCAGGGGTGCTTGTTTGTTGAATAATTCTATCTCACGCATCATGTGCTCGCAACCGGCGTCAAAGCCCTTGATGTAGTCAGACATCTGAGTCTCGGCGGCGTGAGGTTTGCAGTCTCTATGCGTGTCACGGAAGAAGTCCATCTGCGCGATGATCTGGTCTATCTTAGCAGGCATACTGATGACAGCAGCGCACTCGCAACGGGTGCAATACATGGTGCGGCCTCGGGCCTCAATGTGGTTAGTGGTCATACGGTTCCTTCGGCAATTTGTTTCAACAGGGTCTTCAGCTCGGACGTACCGGCGCTGTGGCGGTGGTAACGAGGACACTTGCGGTAGCGGTCTTCAACCTGATGGCTGAGGAAACGGGTCATGCCGATAGTGTGCTTACGCATGATGACCTGCTTGGTGCGGGCTTCGTCAGAGTCGTAACAGGTGATGTCAAGCATCGGGAACTCTTGCTTGAGGATGTTACCCTGATGAGGTTGCATACCTAAGATCAGGACACCAACTTTAGGCTCACGGGGAGCGTTGCAAGGTGGCTCGGGGTTGTGGCGGTGACCGTGTGTAACCCTCATAGCTGAGTTTGCTATTATCAGGTCAGACAGCTTGTCCGCAACGCGATCTGCAATCTTGTCAATCAACGACTCGAGCAGGGTGGCCAGCTCATCACGCTGCGGGATGACCGCATGCTCAACCACGGCGGCCTCAGCCTCAACAATCATCTCTTTGATTGAGTTGGCGGCTAAGGAATGAGCCTTAGCGTTCATGTCCTTGAGTTCTTTAGGGGTGAAGATCTTACGACGGCGAGGTTGAAGCAGGGTTTCCTGCGCCGCGATAACTAAACCTACTTTTGAATAACGAACACCGGACTTGTTCAACAAGTGTGCCATACGCTGCACGATCAACGTGCGCTCTTCGCCAGTCCAGCGAACTCGGGTTTGCGTGCTCATAATGGTGACTCCTCTTGTTGCTCACGTTGCTGGCGAGCGTATTCGCTCTTCTGTTTGTTAGTCCAAGGCACGGGGCCGGTGACAGGAGGGAAGGGCCAAGTGTTCATGCTACCACCTCTTCCTGCTCAACAATCTTGAACTCACGGCGGGCGTCTTCACCGCGATGGCTCACAGCGTAGTCATTCAGCTCAGTCCAGAACTTGAGCTTGCGTGTAGCGGTTTCTTGGTCAACAAGGCGATCAAGTACATGCCATCCACCCCACATCATTTCCGCATCAAAGTACGCGCCATTGTAGCAGCGCGGGTCGTTGAGGTGTAAGTACTTAGCACGGGACATCAGCACGTAAGGGTTAGTGTCGTAGCTCATTTTGCACCGCCTTTCACTGCCAATTCAAACGTGTGACCGTTGACGTTGAGGGTGGGGAACTCACCGCGCTTAGCAGCGCCGTAGAGCGTAGCTGACAATCTGTCGCCTTGCGAACTGGTGACCAGTGCGGCCTTCCAGACCTGACAAGCGTTAGCGTAGACGGTGCCGGTTTCAACGTGAACGATGCGGCGGTCGAGCTTGAGGGACTGCTTCATTGCGGGACGGGGGCCGACCTTAGTCACGGGTTTAGCAGACTTGCTCTTGCGCCAATCGACGCTGTAGTTGCATGAATGGCAGCCGACGATGTGTTCCTCGTCAACCAAGTTACCCCTGACCAATTTACCGAAGAACAAATCAGCACTACCGCACACGGGGCAGTGTTGGCCGGTTACGAGGGGTGACGGGGTTTTGAACTGACGCTCCGCCATGAGCTTCTCAACTCTCTTTTCAGCGTTGCGGCGGTCGCTGAATTTCTTGATGGGGTCGCAACCTGAATGAGCGTTGTAAAAGGCGACCAACTCGTGAGTGGTGGCGGCTTTGACGTTGATTGTTTTCATGTGAGTTATTCCTGAGAGTTATTGAGTTATGCTGCGATGAGTTGAGCCACTTTGGGGTCAACCACGTATTCAACCTCGTGACCCAACTTGGCGAGCAATGAAAGGTCAAAAGCGGTGAATGTCTTTTTGCCAATCAAGACGGAGAAGATTTCAGCGGCTTCGTTAGCGGGGTAGATCGCCAGCTTACCGTAGACGCTGCGGGCAAAGACTTGAATGTTTTTCATTTGAGTGTTCCTGAGTTATTAAGTTATTAGCAAACAACGCGACCTAAATCTGCGTTGAGGTCACGGCCTGCGCCTTCCCAATGACACTGCGCGGCGTTAATCAGATGACCGTAGTAGCTGGCCCAGTAGCCGAGCATGTTTGAGTCGTTGAGTTCGGAAGGCATGTTTTCTGCGGCATCGTTTTCTGCGCAAGCGGTCAACAAAGAATCGATGGCGCGAAGTTCTTCATTCAGTTTTACTGCAACTTGACGGGCGGCGTCATGCTTACTCAGCGCTGCATTGACTTGTTGAATCGTGTGGGCTTCGTCATTGAGTTCCCAAACATTCATTGTTTCGGGAAGTGAGTTGAGCCACTTAGCTAATTGCTTCGTTGTCAGCTTGTTCATTTGAGTTACTCCAGTTATTAAGTTATCGTTGTCAATTCATTGCTGAACCAACGTATTGAATTTTGCCTCAAAAAATTCAACAAAACAACCCCCAAGGCAAAATATTTTTGGTTTTTTCCATTGTATTTTTCAATCGGTTTCTATTCCTGATTTGAAAAAACAATCACGACCCAGCAAAAACTTGCCTAAAATAAACGGGGATAACTTATAACTCGGAGCATGAATGAAACTCAGATATTACCAAGACGAAGCGGTCAGGGCTGCGCTAGATAGCATAGCGTTGAACCGACACCCCGTGCTTCAGCTCGCCACCGGTACGGGTAAGTCACTCATCATTGCTGACGTGGCTGACCGTGACACCGGCCCTGTTTGGATCCTCACCCACGTTCAGGAACTCGTCAAGCAGAACGCTGAAACTTACTACCGTCACACGGGCCGGCAAGCCGGTATTGTTTGCGCAGGGTTAGACCGCGCTGACTACACTGCGCCGGTTGTGTTTGCCACCATTCAGTCAATCATCAGCCCCGCCCTGCGCGGTGACCTGCCCGCCCCCTCGCTCATCATTATTGACGAGGCTCACCGTGTGCCGCACCAAACCGGTCAGGTGAGCATGTATGAGCGCATTTTTAAGCGTTACCCGTTAGCTGCTCGCCTAGCGATGACCGCCACCCCTTGGCGCACTGACAACGGCCTCATTTACGGTGACGACCCTGAGCGGTTCTGGTTCAATCACCTCGCCTACACTTACACCGTGCCTCAAGCGGTTGAAGACGGCTACCTCGCCCCGCTGGTCGGTGTTGAGACTGAGCTGCAGCTTGAGCTTGATGACGTGACGGTGAACGATGATTTCTCGATGGACGAAGTCAACGACCTGCAAGATGCCCAGTGGCTTGAGGGTGTAGCTAAGTCACTGCTCACCTTCGCCCGCAACCGTAAGCACATCGCGGTCTACACGCCTAACGTCAACGGTGCTATGCGCGCTGCCGCTACAATCGGTCGCGTTACGGGCCGCCCTACGGCGATACTCACCGGCGCGATGCACAAGCGCGACCGTGAAGACACGCTGCGCCGGTTCAAGAGTGGTGAGATTCACTTCCTGTGCTCGGTGGACACAATCACCACCGGCTTTGACTTCCCCGCACTTGATGCTATCGTCTGCCTACGCCCCACCGTCAGCTCTAACCTGTGGGTTCAGATCATGGGTCGTGGCACCCGCCTGCATGAGTCAAAGCAGAACTGCCTGTTGCTGGACTTTGTAGGCAACCTGCAACGCCTTGGCGGTGTTGACATGCTTGAGACTTACGTCCGTGAGAAGAACGGCATTGCCGGTGACCCCATCATGGCTGCGCCCGCTGAACGTAAACCCGCTCGCCGTGTGCTGCCAGGAGTCCGCTCGATGATTCCGCTTGACCCGATGACGGGTGAGCAGGCTAAGGACGGGGCCACCGTGACCGTTGAGGTTCATGCCGTGAGCGCAGTGCCTATCAAGACCCGCCGTGATCCTAACAAGCCGGTCCTCATGATCACCTATGCCTGCACGACTCCTGAGGGCGCACGCATCGACGCTACGCTGTTTGTCAACACTGAGAACCCCAAGGCGGGCGACCATCTGTTTTTCAAAAACCGCAAACTGGCAGTAAACTTGCCAGCCCTCGCCGGAACGCTCCAGTGGCAAGTGCGTGGCTCACGCATGCCGCTTTACCTCACCGCACGCAAGTCGGGTAAGTACTGGAACGTCACGGCGGAACACTTTCAACAACCACAGGAATAAAAATGACAAACCTGCTACGTAAGAACCGCATCAAGCCCGAACGGGCGGTGCAAACCGATGACCGCAAGAAGATCGACGCCTACGTCGAACAAAGCGTTCCCGACAAACACAAGCTGGCCACTCAGCGCGCATTGCTAGGGCAAATCACCCGCAGCACGGCCATCCGAGTCAAATGCTTGCAATGCTGTGGCTACCAGCGTGAAGAGATCAAAGTGTGTACGGTCATCACGTGCGCGCTCTTCCCCGTACGGCCTTATCAAGACAAAAATGCGGCGGTAGAGGAGGCAGACGGTGGCGACGAAGAATAAGAATCACATGTGGGACGTCTCGGTGAGCAAAGGCCCAACCCCACTCGACTACGCCCTCGCCTACGCAAAGCTGGGTTGGAACGTGTTGCCCGTTTGGTCGGTAGATGACCACGGTCAATGCCGCTGTGGCCGCCCTAACCACGAGAAGGGGCATAAGGCGGGTAAGCACCCTCAATCAGACCTCGTACCCCACGGTCACCATGACGCTACGACTGACGAAGCGACCATCCGTGACTGGTGGGCCACTGACCCTGACGCCGGTATCGGCATCGAGTTGTCAACCTCAGGGCTGCTGGCGCTGGACATTGACCCGCAGAACGGCGGTGATGAGTCGCTCCGCGCGCTTGAGGCTGAGCACGGCGTGTTGCACTCCGACTGCACTGCGGTAACGCAAGGCGGCGGGGAGCATCGGCTGTTCAGCGCAGACTCAACCCTGAGCTATCCAGGAACTCTGGGCGCGGGGCTTGACCTGAAGCACCATGGTTACATCTGCGTCGCGCCCACCTCTGGCCCGTCAGGTGTTTACCAATGGGAAGCTGGGCGCTCACCGCTGAGTAAGTCCAACCCTGCTCAACCTTCACCCCTGCCGCGCCTCATCGCTAGCAAGGCTCGCGCGCCGGTTGACTACTCCCTGACTGAGCGCGGCGGTGTGCCGGTGGCTACTGCGCAGACGTTTGATGATCTACGCTCCGCGCTTGAGCACGTGGACTTTGATGACTACACCACATGGGTCAACGTGGGTATGGTGCTCAAGCCCTACGGCGAGAACGGCTACAAAGTATGGACTGAGTGGGCTGCCCGTAGTGACAAGTTTGATGCCTCAGCCCAGCGCCGTAAGTGGGAGCGCGACATCAGCGCCCCGCACTCAATCACCTACCGCTCGATCTTCCGCATGGCGATTGATAACGGTTGGAAGGGGAACAACAAGACCACAACCACTAGCTCAACCGAACCCAAAGAAAAGCATCCGCTGTCGCTGGGTAACGCTAAGGAGAGCGGCGCGTCAACGGTCACGATGTTTGAATACATCTACGACGACTACATGAGCACCGGCGTGAACGTGGTAGCGGGCGCTCCTGGTGTGGGTAAGACTACGCTGATTGTGCCGATGGCCTTAGCCACTGCTCACCTGTGCCCCAGTGACTACCCCCTGATGCCCAAGGTGCGCCGCAACGTCATCATCATTACCGAGTCCGTTGTGCAGGTTCAGCGCGTCATCTACTCGTTGTACTCTTGGGGTTACACCGGAATGAGTACGCACGACTTTGAGGAGCGTGTTCGGGTTATCCCCGCTCACCGCCTAGACCCCAAGGTCGTGGCCGAAGTTGCTGATGAGTACCGTCACTGGGTGGTTGACAACGAGACCGCAGACGGGGGCGTGTTCCCTGCTCTACCCCTCGTCGTGTTTGACACCGCCAACGCCGTGTTTGACCTTGAGAATGAGAACGACAACGCTGAGGTGGGCCGTGCTATGGCCTACATCAAGCAGGCGTTCAGCGCGTTCCCGATCATCATCGTAGCCCATGCTGCCAAGATCAACGGGATGATGGAAACCGACTCGCTCTCACCTCGCGGTGCGTCAGCGTGGACAGGTGATGCGCAGGGCGTGTACACCGTCTTCAAGGACGGCGACAGCGAAGACGCTCCCCGTGTGCTCAAGGTAGCTAAGGTGCGCTTCCCTACGGCGTTCAGTGAGTTGACCTTTGACCTCGTAACGAACAAAGAGCGCCACAAAGATGTGCTCGGGTTTGACAAGGACGTCTGGTTCAGTCACTCGGTGGCCCGCCCGCTCAAGCAGGGCGAACGCGCCCAGCTCAAGGAAGACCGCAAAGAGGCCCGCGAGCAGGACAGCTGGAACGCGATGTGTGATGAGTTGCTGGAGCTGATCCGCAAAGATCCTGGCCACTCGCGCTCACACTACGAACGCATGCCGGTGGCTAAGGGCGGGGTCAAGGCGAGCCAAGACCGCAAGGAGCGCGCTATGACGTCTATGATCAACGACGGCTCAGTCGTACGGGTTGAGCTTGAGAGCCCCAAGGGGCGCGCTAATCACTACGTGCGCGTCGACGAAGACGTGGTCAATGCAATTGAGAAAGGTAGGTTCGGAGTATGATGGACTGGATGGACTGGCAAAAAGAACAACTCAAAGTGGCAACCGGTGTGACTGACGGTAGCCCTAAACACTATCAAGATGAAGGTATGTGTCAAGCCTGTGAGTGGGGGCAATGCACAGCCAAGGCCGGTTGTGTTGCTATCTCAAACCCGCCGCCCAAGCAAGAGCAGGGTGAGCCTGTGGCGATTCACCAATACAGCTTTAAAGAGCTTGGCAAAAAAGCGCCTTGGTATGACGGAACACAAGACCAAACAAAGTGGCCTCAGCACGTATACAACCATCGCATCGTCTACACCACACCACAACAACGCACATGGGTTGGGCTGACGCTTGATGAACGCATGGAACTTGCACAAGACGTGGATTGGGCTGCTGGCGCTTACTGCGAATATGCAGAAGCCATCGAAGCCAAACTCAAGGAGAAGAACACATGACCTGCAAACATCGTTACGAGCCGACTCTGTTCGGCATCAAGTACCGCAACCCGAAGGACTACTGGTGGTGCTGCGCCCGTTGCGGCCACACTATTTTTGCGGCAGCTAGGAGCGAGAAATGACCACCCAGCTTGACAGCACAGGCACTACGGCGGTTGACCGGAACTATTTCTGGCAGCCCTTGAGCACATGCCCCCGTGGCGCTAAGGTTCAGCTGCTCGGTAAGGGCGGGGTCGCAATGTACGGCACCTACACCGGAAAAGAGCAGTTCTACACGCACTGGGCACCGCTGCCTAAGCTACCAAAGGAGACCGTATGACCGAAAACCTAATCATCCATTGTGACAAGTGTGACTCAACCAACGTGTTGCACGAACAAGAGACGAGCAAACCGGTTGACGTACATAAAAAGATGTCAGATGTGGCGAGCGGGGCTAGTAGTTTTAACACGTGCCATAGCGTGTATTACTACCGCAACTTCAAGATGATCTGCAAAGACTGCGGACACATCGTAACCTACCAAGTATAAAGAGAAGCACAATGGCTCATGAAGCAGGCAAGGGCGGTAAGCGCCGCCCGACTAACCATGAGAGCTTTAGCTCCAACTACGACCTCATCTGGGGTAAGAAGGCAACACATGACAACAGAACGCAAACCGATAGGGCTCACGGTGCCGCACCGCAGTCCGGAGCTGATAATCAAAGCGCAAGCGACGCAGATAGCCGAACTGGAAGCGCGCATCCGCCAGCTTGAACAAACAATCCGCAACCTTGACCGTGCAGCTTTAACTAGGAGAAAATGAGATGAAAGAATATGATGACGCAAGCCTCGGTAGCCCGCTCGGGTTCCCCAAGCCCAACCACACCCTGACGTTCCAAAAAGACGGCGTGGCGGTGGGCACTTTGGACTTCAACGGCCCGATCATGGAGTTCAACGGTCAGGCTGATGAGGCCGCAAAGATCTTTATTGATGCGTTGCAAAGTATGTTCAGCGCCCGCCTGAAAGAAGAGTACGAACGTGGCCTGAGGGACGGTGCAAAATGAACACTACACCCTTACCGCCCACAGATGAAGATGAGGCATTCTCGGCTATTGAAAATGCCTCCAAACGCAAAGCCGCCCCCACCTTTGAACCTTGGTTGTGGTTGCCCGCCGGTGAGTACACTCAAGCCCAACTACAACAACTGCTTGACAGCTTTGATGAGATGAAAAAGGCCCAGTCGGGTTTAGGGGGTGGCCACTAAAGTTTTAATCGTTCGGGTAATCGTTCGGGTAATGGTTCGAACGATTAAAGCGAACGAACGATTAGGCTTTTGCCACTCTCAAAAACGATTCGATGGACGGAGGAGAGGGCGCTTCAGCCTCTCTCCGTAGTCGATCTGAATGGTTCACAGTTTTAATCGTTCGGGTAATCGTTCGGTGACTTTTCATGGCCTCTCTGAACCCTCACGGTTACTAGGTTTTAATCGTTCGTTCGGTTACCCCTCTCGAAGAGCCGAACGATTAACCCACAACTCAACAAAACAGGTGTAAAATTCACGACATGACAAAAAGCAAAACTCAGTCTGCTGTGGTGAGCAAGACAAAAACAAAAGCGGCTACGGCGGTGGTCGTCAAGCGCGAACGTGAGGCCATCTTCACTGACCTGTGTGTGCTACTGGAGCAGGGGATGTCCCTTACGGAAGCCTGCACCAAGGTGGTTGACGCACCCCTGCCTTCTAGCGTTCTGAAGTGGGTGGATGGAGATCCCGAGGGCATAGGGCAGCGTTACGCGCTCGCGCGCGAGACCGGCTACCGCCTGCTCGGAGACGAGATCAGCCGCATCAGCGCCGAGACCCACGCAATCGTCTACGTCCAGAAGCGAGACGCAGCGGGCAACCTGATGCACGATGAGCACGGTGAACCCCTGCTGGAGAAAGCCCTCGCCCCCCTGAGCGCAGACGTGATGGCGCACAAGCGGCTCATGGTGGATACGCTCAAGTGGAAGCTCTCAAAGATGCTCCCCAAGGTGTACGGCGACAAAGTGACACAGGAACACACCGGAGCGGGCGGTGGGCCAATTCAGATGGCCGCTGTCAACCTGAAGGGGCTCAGTGACGATGAGCTGGCGCAGATGCAAAAGCTGATGAGCAAAGCGGGGGAGGTTAAATGACAACGGTTCAAGTTAACCCCCTGCACGCAACCCGCCTGCCGGACGATGTTCAATGTTATCAAATCGCGCTAGACGCCGCTTTTGCTGCCGGAGTTGCTGCTGAGCGTGAATGGTTTCTCGGCTACATACAAGAGCATCAACCGTCTTGTGACCAAATGTCTAAAGCAATCCGAGCACGAGGTGGAGCATGACCGACACGGAACAACTACGCCGCATCGCAGTTCGGGCGGGTATCATGGGCTCACACGGTACGCAGGTGCCGATGCACAAGTTGGAGGCGTTTGCCACGTTGCTGCTCGATGAGGAGAATGAGGCGTGTGCTGAGGCTGTTGACAAATACATGAAGGAGACCGAAAACATGGAGGCCCGAGGATGTTTGGCGTCCGTTGCTCATGACCTTCGCGCAAGGAGGAAAGCATGAAGGTTATCAAGCAGAAGATCAACCGCCGTGGTAAGCATGAAGTCACGGTCGAACTTGACAAAGACGAGAAGCTGATGTTGTTCAAGGATGACCGCTACTACCGCCTTGGTGGTCAGGTGGAGGATGTGGTTCAAGGTCACGTCATCACTGAATGCGAAGGTGTGTACTGGTGTAACGTGACGCAGGAGTGGCGAGCATGAAATGGCTTAACCGTAAGATGGGGTTGTGGCTCCTTGAGGGTGACGACGGCGCGGTCATGGATGAGATCCGTCACAGTACCGCCGATGACACGTACAAGGTGGACACCACCAAGGTGCGTTACACCACGCTTGAGGCTGCTCAGACCGCAGTCCTAGCACGCATCGCGCTTGAGGGCGTGAGCGGGGGTAAGGCCACTCCGCGCCTGCCGCCGGACATGAAGAGTAAGATGTTTCAATGAGGAGTTACGTATGACCGACGCAGAGTTGCAAGAAGCGATTGACAAGGCCCGTGAGTTCATGAACCAATCGTCGTCTCCTGGAGGGCTGCTGCACAAGTCCCGTGAGCACACGCAGGTCATGCTCAAGGAGTTGGAAAAGATACAAGTCATGCGTGCTGGTATGGCCACGCAACCCACACTCGCTCAAGTAGAGACGTAATGAACGCGCAAGACATCATCATCGGACAGCTTGAGCGTGAGCGCGCCTCGCACGACATCACACGTGAAACCTTGAGGGCTATGCAGGTTCAACTCATCCTCAAGAAGCGGGAAGAGCTTGAACGCGAGCTCCAGCTACCTTGGCACAAGCGCATGCTGTTGAACTGGATCCGTAAGGGTTTGAAATGAACGCACCCCTCAGCCCCGTAGTCATGCTCGAGATGATCGAGAAGGAGCAGCTCCGCCGCAGGGCGGGCGCTTCCCTGTACGAGTTCGTCAAGCAGTCATGGCACGTGGTTGAGCCAGGAATCCCGTTCATCGGGAGCTGGCACATTGAGCAGATCTGCGAGCACCTTGAGGCCGTGAGCGCCGGAGATATCACCCGCCTGCTCATCAACATCCCGCCACGGCATTCAAAGTCGACCATCGTGTCGGTGATGTGGCCTGCGTGGGAGTGGATCGCGAAGCCGGAGGAGAAGTTCCTGTGTGCCTCGTACTCAGGTGTGCTGTCAACCCGTGACAACTTGAAGACCCGCCGCCTCATCCAGTCGCCGTGGTATCAGGAGCGTTGGGGTCACATGTTTGCCTTCGCGGGTGACCAGAACGCCAAGCAACGCTTTGAGAACGACAAGACCGGCTACCGGCTCGCCACGTCAGTGGGCGGTACTGCCACGGGTGAGGGCGGCTCGCGCCTGATCCTCGATGACCCGCACGGCGCTCAAGCCGCGCAGTCCGAGGCCATACGTGAGTCAGACCTTGAGTGGTTTGACATGGTATGGTCAACCCGCCTGAACAACCCCAAGACCGATGCGATGGTCACCGTCATGCAGCGCCTACACGAGAAAGACGTGAGCGGCCACATCCTGCACGACATCGGCGGGTGGGAGCACATCTGCATCCCTGCTGAGTGGGACGGCGTGACCCGCAAGACCAGCATGGGCGTGTACGACCCGCGCAAGACAGTGGGCGAACTCATCTGCCCCGAACGCTTCGGTGTTGAAGAGATCACCAAGCTGAAGCAGCTGTTGGGCACTTACGGCTCAAGCGGCCAGTTGCAGCAAGACCCGACTCCGACCGAGGGCGGTATCCTGAACACCAAGGCGTTTGGCCTGTGGCCGGTCGCTAACGGCCTGCCTCAGTTTGAGTACGTCATCCAGTCCTATGACTGCGCCTTCAGTGAGAAGACCCAGAACGACCCCACGGCATTCACGGCCTATGGCGTATTCACGCACAAAGGCAAGCGCAACCTGTTGTTGCTGGATGCATGGGACGAGCACTTGAGCTACCCCGAGCTACGCAAGCGCGCTATCAGCGAGTGGGCGAGCGAGTACGGCGGCGCGGACAAGAAGCACGCATGGTCACGCCCCAAGCGGCCCGACCGTGTCCTAGTTGAAGCAAAAGCCAGCGGTCAATCATTGCTGCAGGACTTGCGCTTGGCGAATGTGCCAGCGGTGGGGTACAATCCTGGAAACGCAGACAAGATTGCCCGCGCTCATCAGGCCTCACCCACCCTTGAGCTTGGCATCGTGTGGATACCCGAGTCGGCTAAGAACCCAGGACACCCCGTGAGTTGGGCGGCCCCGTTCCTCAAGCAGCTGACCAAGTTCCCCGTGGCCGAGCACGATGACTACGTTGACACGTTCACGCAGGTCATCATCTTCTTGAAGAATGAAGGATGGTTTGAGTTGCCCCGAGCCAAGGACATCGAAGCTGACTACCGGCCCAAGAAAGAACGAATCAACCCCTATGCCGTCTGACGCCCCATTACTGTTCTCAGTCCCCACATACGCCGAGACAGTGGCGCATGAGTTCTATCCAGGGCAGCTCGCCCAAGACACCCAGCAAGACGCACTGCGCCACATGTTGGCTGCTGGAACCCTCGCCCGCAAGTATGGCCCCGAGTGGGCCGAGCGGCTCGGTCGTTGGCATGAGTACAAGACGAGCCCGCTGGCTGCACTCAAGACCGCCTTCGGTGTGGGTCAGATGCCTTCAGACTACGCTCAGGACCTGCATAACAACGCCCTAGGGGTTGGCCTAGCACAACGCGCAAAGTCTCAGGAAGAGTTAGAAATGATGGCCGCTGAGCTGGCTGAGCAGGCAAAGACAAAGAAGACCTCGGGCTTGCCGTGGATCAACAAAGCCGTGGGCGGTCTCGTCCAGTACAAGGAGTGTAACTGTGGCCGATAACGACAACCACCCCTACGTAGGCTACCGCTCGGCGGGCCGCCGTCCTGAGTCACGCAACGACCGCACTGCCGCCGCTAACGCCCCGCTTAATGTGTTGCGTGGATGGGCCGCTGGTACGCTCGGCCTGCCAGGAGACGTAGAGAGCCTAGTGCGGATGCTTCCTGGCATCAACAGCAAGAACGTCCTGCCCAACACCGAGTACTTTGAAGAGCGCCTGCCCCTGCGTGACATGAGCCCAACGGGGCGCGCGTTTACGGGACTGGGAACGCTCACTGGTGGCGCGGGTGTAGCTACAGGTGCGAAGGCTGCTTCTCGTGGTGCTCAGGCGCTTGCTCCGGCAGCGGGAGCGTTGGCAATGCGAGCCGCAGAGTTGAGCGGTGCGCCGGTGTACGGTATGGGCGTTATCAAGCCCAAGGGCGGTAACTGGCTTGCCAACTCGGTGGAAGGTTTGACCCGAGATTTGAAGAAGGCTAACATCCCTGACCCTGAGTTGCTCCGTATACACCAAGAACTCGGACTAGGTGTTGATGAGCCCGCTTTGGCGGCTAATGACGCACTCAGAAAATGGGTAGACCAGAAGCTCGGCAGCTACGTTAAGAACGAGATGGCGACTCCGCAAGATCCCGTGCGCTTGATGCTTGAAGAATGGCCCGCTAAGCGTGACGCCCAACTCGCTACCAAGCAAGCGAAGATTGATCGTCTGCTCGCTAAGCGTGAGACCGCTGACCCCCGCGCTTACCCGATGATCGACCGAGACATTGACGAAGTACGTGGTGAGATGACCGCCCTGTCAAAGAAGAGCGTGATCCACTTACCCACCGGTGACTTAGAGCAAGGTACAGGTTGGATGCCTGAGAGCCTAGCCAACTCACGTATGCGTGCCGGTTTCCCCGTTCACGGCGTGGCTGAGGCTCCTGCGGCTAAAGGTTGGGAGGCCTCGGCTGATGCGTTCATCAACGCAGCGCCCGCTAGCGAACACACCCGACCGCTGACCGCTTCTGAGGTCCGCCAAGGTTTAGGCTCAACGGTTGATGACAACCCTTGGTTGCTCAAGGTTCCGCCCGAGACTCCGGTCTACTACCCTGAGTTCGGCAAGTTTGGCGACTCAGACATGGGTTTCCCGCACGTTCTTGACGAACTCCGCAACGCTGTGAACCCTGCTTCCGGCCTGCCTGAAAACTTGCTTTGGAAGTACCAAGACCTTGACAAAGTCACAGTGCCTCAAGCCTTGCAGCGTGTGGGTGAGATCAACGACTGGCGCGCTGCGCAAAAGTTTGCAGAAGACCAAGCCCGCGCCAATAACGCCGCTACCGTCCTGCACAAAGACTTCCCTGACTCATCCTACAAGTGGGTTGAGTTGGCCCCGAGCAAAGAGCCTAAAACGTACACCGCTGAGTCCTTACCCAGTGGGTTTGAACTCACTAAAGACCGTGACGGCTACTACCAAGTCTTGAACCGAAACGTGGGTGAAGTGCCTACGACCGATAGCTTCTCCCGTGACCCTGAGCAGGCGATAAGCAAGTTCAACAACTGGGTCAAGAGCGCCAACCGAGACTTTGACCTTGAGCGCGCCCTCAAGTACGAAGGCGAGACCATGGGTCACTGCGTCGGGGGTTACTGCCCAGACGTGATGTCTGGTAAGTCGCGCATCTTCAGCTTGCGCAACAAGAACACCGGTGAGCCGCACGTGACTGTTGAGACGCGTCCAGGATTGAAGATTGACCGAGACCCGATGGAGTTTGCGCAGTGGTTAGAGTCGCCCGAAGGCGCTAAGCTGCTTGAAAAACATCCTACCGCCGTTGAAGACTTCATGATCGGGGAAGAAGAGGGTCTACGCTCGGTGGCTCCTGAGTTGTTCACCAAGCCTTCTGACATCGTGCAGATCAAAGGTAAAGGTAACCTCAAACCTAAGGAAGACTACCTACCTTACGTTCAGGACTTTGTCAAATCAGGTAAGTGGTCAAGCGTGGGAGACCTTGAGAACTCAGGTTTACGTAAAATTGATCCGTCGTCTGACCTAGGGGTTCGGATTAAAGAGGCTGGTGTGGAAGTTGCACCGTATGTTACTGAATCTGAACTGACAGATTTGCTAAACCGACACGGTAGAACTTCTTTACCTTCTTCTACGGAAGGCTTCGCCGATGGCGGCCTAGTCGAGCCCCCGCTGCCCGCTGCTGAGTTCAGCCCGTTGGAGATGGACTACATCATCGGCAACGTGATGTCGGGGCAGCATGAACCGGCGTATGCGGAAGGCGGGATTGTTGAAAGCACGCACATTCCGTATGATGAAGCTAAAATTTCCAGTCTGGTGAATGCGCTACGCGAGGAACTACATGCCTGAACAACGAAACGATGATCTGAAAATGCAACTTCAGGGCGAGAACGTCGAGTACGACGAGGCTCCCTCTGATGTTGAAGACACCGAAGACGGTGGCGCGATCATCCGCACCGGTGGTGAGGAAGACAACAAGGTCAAGGCCGCCCACTTTGCCAACATCGTTGACGAAGTAGACCAAGGCGAGCTGAAGGAGTATGTCTCTGACCTGCTCGACAAGATCAGCAAGGACAAGGAAGCACGTGAGAAGCGTGACAAGTTGTACGAGGAAGGCCTCCGCCGTACTGGCCTAGGTGATGATGCTCCTGGTGGGGCTCAATTCACGGGTGCCAACAAGGTCGTTCACCCGATGCTCGTGGAAGCCTGCGTGGATTTCTCCGCTCGCGTCATGAAGGAACTCTTTCCACCGTCTGGCCCTGTCAAGAGCAAGATCCTCGGTGAGAAGGAAAAAGAGAAGGTAGAGCGCGCAGAGCGTAAAGCCGAGTTCATGAACTGGCAGACGACTGAGCAGATGCCTGAGTTCCGTGGCGAGCTTGAGCAGCTGAGCACACAACTGCCGTTGGGTGGCGCACAGTACATGAAGTACATGTGGAGCGCGCAGCATCGCCGTCCTACGGCTGAGTTCATCGCCATTGATGACATCTACCTGCCGTTTGCCGCGACCAACTTCTACTCCGCCGAGCGCAAGACCCACGTTCAGTACATCACCGAGTATGAGTACAAGCGCCGTGTTAAGGCCGGTCTCTACATCGACGTGAACCTCGGCGCGCCTGACGCCCCCGAGTTCAGCAAGGCCACACAAGCCAACGACAAGATTGAAGGCCGCAAGGACACAGCGTACAACGAAGACGGTCTGCGCACCGTGTTTGAGATCTACACGCATATGGACTTTGGTGACGGCCCTGAGCCGTACATCCTCAGCGTTGACAAGTCCAGCTCACAAGCCTTGTCGCTGTACCGCAACTGGGAAGAAGCCGACCAATGGAAAAACGAGCTCGACTGGATTGTTGAGTTCGGCTTTGTGCCATGGCGCGGCGCTTACCCTATCGGCCTGACTCACCTCATCGGTGGCTTGTCAGGTGCCGCTACCGGTGCCCTGCGCGCCCTGCTGGACTCGGCGCACATTCAAAACGTGCCTACGATGCTCAAGCTGAAAGGCGGCCCTAACGGTCAGACCATCAACGTCCAACCGACCGAGGTCTCTGAGATTGAAGGCGGTGCGCTGATTGACGACATTCGCAAACTCGCGATGCCGATCCCGTTTCCTGGCCCCTCGCCCACGCTGTTCCAGCTCCTTGGCTTCGTCGTGGACGCCGGCAAGGGTGTCATCCAGACCTCATTTGAGAAACTGAGCGACACTACTACCGCGCAGCCGGTCGGCACCACCATGGCGCTGATTGAGCAAGGTATGGTTGTGTTCTCGAGCATCCACTCGCGACTCCACAACTCGATGTCGCGTTCGTTCAAGATTCTGCACCGCATCAACTCGGCCTATTTGACCGAGGAAGACATTCAGGCGCAGTCTGCCGGACTGGAAATCAGCCCTGCGGACTTTGACGGCCCGATGGACATCGTCCCCGTCAGCGATCCTTCTATCTTCAGCGAGACCCAACGCTTTGCGCAAGTGCAAGCGATCATGCAGCGTTCCGCCATGGTGCCTCAGCTTTACGACCAACGTAAAGTGGAGGAGATGTTCCTGCGCAACCTGAAGATCAGCGACGACGATGTGCTGCAACCCAAGGCCGGTAGCGAGGACATTGACCCCGTCAGCGAGAACGTGGCCGCCGCTATGGGTCGCCCTGTGTACGTTCTGCCCCGTCAAGAGCATATCGCCCACATGAAGACCCATTTGGCGTTCCTCAAGTCGCCTTTGTTCGGTCAGAACCCCGCAATCGTCAAGACTTTCCTCTATCCGATGGCGATTCACCTGCGCGACCACCTGTTGAACTACTATCTTGTCGAGGCTCATGAGGCCGTGGACATCGCACAGCGTAAACACCTGATTCCTGAGGAAGCCGAAGCGCAAATTCAGGTAATTCTGCAAGTTCAAGCCGAAATTGAGAAGCAATTGGGCAGTTTTGCACAAGAATTGGCGCAAATTGATGAGGCTTCACAGCAATTCAAGCCTCAACCGCCAATGCCACCTGACAGCAGCATGCAAATTGCTCAACTCAACGCTCAAGTGCAGGGTCAGGCGCTGCAACAACGTGCTCAACTGGACGCCGCCAAGCTCGAAGTGGACAAAGCCAAGTTGCAACTGGCCGGTCAAGCCGATCAGCAGAAGGTTCAGCTGGACGCTGCCCGTTTGCAGGCCGAAGACGCCCGCGAACAACTGCGCCAGAGCTCCGAAGACCAACGCACCGCCATCGAGGTCAAGGCCCGCATGGCTATGAACACAGCCGACAACGACACCGCCATGCGCCTTGCCGCTGCGGAGATCGCCACTGGTGACAAAATCGCGGTTTCAACTGGAACCGGCATCAACCCCAACCCCTAAGGAGAAGCTAAATGGCTGACAAACCTACAACTGGCACAGTGCCAATGAACAACGCTGCCGTCAAGCAGCATCACCGCATGGCAGCTGGCGTCCCCGTGACCGGCCAGACTACCCCTTCCGCTCCTGCTGAGAAGAAGACGCCTGCGTGAGTATAGAAGCTCAACTGCTTAACAACCTCAAAGTTAAGCAGGCTGACTTTGCGCTCCAAGCGCTAAAGCAACCCCAAAATCGCGATACTTTTGAGTACGGGTATCGCGTCGGTGTCGTAGCTGGTTACGAGGCCGCCATCAACGTACTTCTTGCAATTCTCGATGAGGAGAGAAATAGTGACAGAGATTTATGAGAACGCCATGAAAGAGGCTTTTCCAGCAGTAGATGCTGGAGTGCAGCCTTTCGGTAGCCGTGTTCTGGTACAGATCCGCACACCAAAGCAAACCACCGCCTCGGGCATCATTATCGACACTGGGTCGCGTGATACTGAGAAGTGGAACACACAAGTGGCCAAAGTCATCCAACACGGCCCCGTTGCTTACCGCAATCGTAACAACTTGGAACCATGGCCCGAAGGCTCATGGGCTCATCCAGGCGACTACGTGCGCGTCCCTAAGTACGGCGGTGACCGTTGGGAAGTTCCACTGGAGAACGGCGAATCCGCGCTGTTCGTGATTTTTAACGATTTGGATATCATCGGTAAGGTCGAGGGCGACCCGCTGGCTATCCGAGCATTCATCTGATAAAGGAGATGAGCCATGGCTGAAGTGTTAAAAGAAGACGACGACAAGTTGCACGATGAAGAGATCGTGATTGTTGAAGAGGATCCTGCTAAGAAAGCAGAGGAAGACGCCAAGGCAGCTAAGGCCGCCGAAGACGATCACGACGAAGAAGACGAACGCAGCACCAAAGCTGCCGACGACGAAGAAAAGAACGCCTCTGACGACGAACGCGAAGCAATCCGCGAGCGCCGCCGTCTTGAAAAGCTCGAGCGCAAAGAGCGCCGCGAGAAGGCCATCACCCGTGACAAGGTGGAGTTGGAGTTCCTGCGCAAGCGTAACGACGACCTAGAGCGCCGCTTTAGCACCATTGAGCAACGCACTTTTCAAGCCGACTTGAACAGCTACGACCAGCAAATTGCTGCCGCTCGTAACGAAGCTGAGATGGCGGAGCGTGTAATTGCCAAGGCGGTTGAAGTCGGCAACGGTGCTGATGTGACTCAGGCTATGAAGTACCGCGACGAGGCACTGGCCAAGGCCAACCAACTCGCCTACGCTAAGAACCAAGCCGCTCAACAACGCCCCGCCGCCCCGCAAGACGGTGGTATGGACGATCGCGTCATGTTGCATGCGCGTGAGTTCTTGGACGAAAACAAATGGTACGACCCCCAAGGCCGTAACGAAGACTCAGCCATCGTGCTCGCCATTGACCAAGGTCTTGTGCGTGACGGCTACGACCCTAAGACCGAACAGTACTGGGAAGAACTGCGCAACCGCGCTGCTCGTCGCCTGCCTGAACGATTCAAGGGTGAAGCCAAGGCTGAGCAGAAGGAAGAGCGCGTAGCGCGCGGTGGTCCTGGTATCGGCTCAGGCCGTGAACACGCCCCCACTTCCACTCGTAAAGAGGTTTATGTGAGTCCTGAGCGTAAGCAGGCATTGATCGAGGCTGGTGTGTGGGACGACCCCGTCCTGCGCATGAAGTACGTCAAGCGTTACGCTGAATACGACCGCACAAACCGTGCTTGAATTGCCTTCCGCGCAATTCACGCCTAAAATTTAAATCAATCGCTGAAAGGAGCGAGTAATGTCCGACGAACGCTTAAAGAAATCCGCTGGTGATAACCGCACAGTCCGTGAGATGGAAGATCGCACAAAAACTGAAAACCGCGAGTTGTCCGATGATGAGCGAGTTGAAATGTTCCGTCAACAGTTTTTTCAGTCTTCATTGCCTGATTTACCGAAAATCGCTGGCTGGCACACGTGCTGGCTGACAACGACTAACCCCCGCGACTCTATCCAGATGCGCATCCGCTTGGGCTATCAGCCCATCAAGCCAGAAGACGTTCCTGGCTGGGAATACGCAACCATTAAAACCGGTGACTGGAACGGGTTTGTAGGTGTTAACGAGATGCTAGCGTTTAAGCTGCCGATGTCATTGTACGAAAAGTACATGAGGGAAGCACACCATGACGCCCCGTTGCGTGAGGAAGAAAAACTCACTGACACGGCGGAGTTCATGGAACAAAGCGCACGAGCTTCTAAGTCGAAGATCACCATGGGCGACGGTAATTTGGAAATTGGACAAAAGCGGGACGCTCAGTTTGATCTGTCCTGACGCAATTTTTTAATTCATTCAACCTTAAGGAGCTGAGCTAATGTCTTCGACTAGCGCACCTTTCGGCTTCCGTGCTTCTTTCCACAACAGTGGTCAGATCCGCGCGAAAGCCTATACCGTTGCAACCGGTTATGCTGCAAACATCTTCTCGGGCGACCCCGTGAAGCTCACTAACGATGGCGTCATCGAATTGGGTACCTCTGACGGTACTCGTTCAGGCACTGTTGACGGTATCACTCTGCTCGGCATTTTTGCCGGCTGCCAATACGATGACGCATCGGGCAAGCCTACCATTTCGCCTTTCTGGCCAACTGGTACAACTGCTACGAACATCACCGCTTGGGTTTATGATGATCCTGAGACTTTGTTCGACGTGCAATACACCAATCCAGGTACAGCCGGTGTCACCAGCATGCAAAGCGCCGTAGGCGAAGAGTGTGACTGGACTGTGGCCTCTCCTGGCGGCAGCACACGTACTGGCTTGTCCAGCACTCAGCTCACAGCTATTCAGTCGACTTCTGGCCAGTTCCAGATCACCGGCTTTGGCTATGAAATCAACGACTCAATCACCGATGCTTATGCTGTTGTGACCGTTCGTATCAACGAACACGCATACAAAGCTGCGGTTAACTCTATCTAAGGAGGGTTAGACAATGGCAACCCCTATGCGCAGTACGGACTTCCGTTCCGTAGTCGAACCAATCATGAACGAAGTCTTCGACGGCGTTTATGACCAACGTGCCGACGAATGGAAAATGGTTTTCCGTGAACAAAAAGGCATTCCACGTAACTACCACGAAGAACCCGTCTTGTACGGTTTCGGTGCAGCTCCTGAGTTGCCAGACGGTATGGCCGTGACTTACCAATCCGGTGGTGTGTTGTTCTTGCAACGCTACTTGTACAAAGTGTACGGCCTCGCCTTCGCTTTGACAAAAGTGTTGGTTGAGGACGGCGACCATATCCGTATTGGTCAAACCTACGCCAAGCACTTGGCTCAATCTCTGATTGAGACTAAAGAGACTTTGGCCGCTAACATCTTGAACCGCGCATTTAACGGTTCTTATGCTGGTGGTGACGGCGTGGCCTTGGTGAGCGATAGCCACCCAATCGTGAACGGCACATTCAGCAACCAGCTCACTACTGCTGCTGCATTGTCGCAAACTTCATTGGAGCAAATGCTCATCCAGATCCGCAACGCTGTTGACAACAACGGTAAGCGTATCCGTTTGACACCTAAGAAGATCGTTTCTGGTCCTTCCAACGTGTTCCAAGCCGAAGTGTTGTTGAAGTCTGTGCTGCGTGCTGGCACTGCTGACAACGACATCAACCCAGTTAAGTCCATGGGCTTGCTGGCTGACGGTCAAGCCAACTTGTCTCGTATCACTTCTACTACCGCTTGGTGGGTGCAAACCGATGCACCAGACGGCTTGAAGTTGTTGATGCGTCGCGGTTTGGAAAAGTCTATGGAAGGTGACTTCGAGACTGACTCCATGCGCTACAAGGCAACTGAGCGTTATGTGGTGGGTTGGACTGACCCACGTGGCGTGTACGGTACCGCTGGTATCTAATCACCCTCAGAAGAACCCCTGCTGGGAAACTGGCGGGGGTTTTTCCCTTGGGGTTCCCCCGATACGTTCGACAGCGAGCTAACCCCGCGCTGACGACATGCAGACAAACGTATCATTAATTCTCGCATGTGAGGAAACAAACAATGTCTACTACCTTCTCCGGCCCAGTCGTATCTTTGAACGGCTTCCAAGGCACTTTCACCGGCAACATCGTCGGTAACGTCACAGGCAACGTGACCGGTAACGTCACAGGTGACGTGACTGGCAAATTGGTTGGCCAAACTCAAAACAACTACCAAAACCTGTCAGGCGCTGGCGCTGCCAACTTGACAACCGGCGTGACTTTCTGTACGTCTACCGGCGCAGGTCAAGTGGTTACACTCGCTAACGGCACAGCCGGTCAAGCGGGCTTGGTCAAGACCTTTGTGCACGTGACTGACGGCGGCAGCGTGGTCATCACTCCTGCTACGGCTTCTGGTTTCACAACTGAGACCTTGGCAGCCGTGGGTGACTCGGTCACCATGATGTTCACCGGCTCTGCTTGGGTCGTGTTGAGCAAAAACATCGCCTAATAAGGGCGGTTTTATTAACGGGTGGCGGGGCTAGTCCCTGCCCGTTTTAATAGGAGCCTATCATGGCTGACGCAGTAAGCACACAAGTGATCATGGACGGCGAACGTCTGTACATCGCAAAATTCACTAACGTCTCTGACGGTACTGGCGAGAGCGCAGTCACCAAAGTGGACGTCTCAACCCTGAACCGTAACTCGTTCAACCTCGCCTGCAACGGCGTTAAGCTCAACAAGATTTGGGCTCAAACCGACGGCATGGGCGTTACTATCCTGTGGGACGCTACTACCGATGTAGTCTGCGAGACTGTACCTGCTAACGTCATGTACACCGCGAGCTACAACGACTTCGGCGGCATCAGCAACAACGCTGGCACCGGTAAGAACGGTGACGTGTTGTTCACCACCGTGGGCGCAACCGCCGGTGACCGTTATACGATCATCCTCGAATTCATCAAAACATACGCAGCCGCTTAAGGAGCACCAACATGACAGTCGGTAAAGTTAAAGACTTCAATTTCAGCTCCGCCGGTAAGACGGTCGGCCTGTGCAAAGGTGGTATGGTCAAGGGTTACGCCCAAGGCGGTGCTGTGGGTAAAGAGGCCGCCAAGGTCGCAGTCCACAAGCACGAAAAAGCCATGCACAAAGGCGAACCTATGACCGCACTCGCCAAGGGCGGTAAAGTCATGCCTAAGCGCGAGACTATGATGAAGCGCGAAACTACTCAGACTCCAACCATGGAACGCCAAGCGATCATGGAAGAAGCCGTGGTTCGCTCCCCTGCTCGTCGCGCCGTGCCCGTTGCCTCCCGTGAGCCAATGATCGCCATGAAAAAAGGCGGCATGGCGGGTAAAAAGTGCTAATTCACGCTTCTTGAACTAAAATTTTTGTCATTGTAGGGCGCGCTGTACCGGCGGCCATCTGACCACCCCTCTCGGAGTTAGTATGGCCTTTTCCGGCAACGTGAGCGTAGCAACTTTTAACGCCCTGAAGGTAGTAGATCACGCCTTCAGGCGTTGTCGCCTGCCTGCTCAGGCAATCAGTGGCGAGATGCAGCAATATGCTCTCGAGTCGCTGTCACTTTTCCTGTCAGACCTTGCTAACGTCAAGACCCCGAGCTGGTGTATTGATAAGCTGATTCTGCCGTTCTACGAGAACCAACCGATTGTTGAGCTTCCCGTAGGTACGGTTGAGGTGCTGAACGCTAACTACCGTGTGTTGCAGCTGCTTGATGGCACTGTCACTTTCACCGGTACAAACTACACCGTAGGCTTTGAAGACCAAACCGTGGTCACTACCGTGGGTGTGAAGTGGTCTGCGGCCTCGGTGCCGTTGACTTTCCAAGTCTCCACTGACGGCGTGGCTTGGACTACCGTAGGTAGCTCGGCAGCCATTGCTTCGGCTGGCGAAATCACTTGGACAGACATCTCGGCGGCCCTCGCCTACAACTTCTTCCGTATCACGTCTACGAGTACGATTAACGCCAGTGACGTCACCCTCGGCAACATGCCGCAGGAGATCCCGTTCGGCGTGTTGAACCGTGACACGTACGTGAACCAGAGCAACAAGGTGTTCCCAGGACGCCCCAACAGTTTCTGGTTCCAACGCGACATCCCGCAGCCGGTCATGCATATTTGGCCCGCGCCGTTTGTTGCTGCCGAGCAGGCTCAACTCATCGTGTGGCGTCACCGCCATATCATGGACACTGAGAACCTGCACCAAGACGTCGAGATTCCTCAACGCTGGCTGACTGCGATTGTGGACGGCCTCGCTGCCAAGGTCGCCGCCGAGACCCCTTCGGTTGACATCAACCTGATCCCCATGTTGGAGCAAAAAGCCACCATGTCGGTTCAGCGCGCGTGGGACGGCGACAACGACGGCTCGCCGATTTACATCAATCCTGGTATCGGATGCTACACTAAATGAGCATCTACATCGACCCCACTGGCGAACCCACGTACGGAATCGGCATCTGTGGTCGTTGCTCGCGCAAAATGCGCTTGGCGGAACTCTTTTCAGACCCGAACTCTCCTGGACTCAAGGTCTGCAAAGAGGACTTGGACGACTACGACCCTTACCGCCTTGCCCCCCGCCGTGAGGATCAAATCGTGCTGCCGTTCACACGCCCAGACACTCCGATCAACACTGAACCCACCGGCGTCATCACACAAGACGGTACCGACTTTATCATCACTGAAGATGGTCAACGGTTCCTCTACATAATTGATTGAGCAGTATGGCACAAGTACCTAGCAACCTAATCCCCCTGCGCGTCACCCAGCTGCCCACCGCGCCCGTGGCGTCGGAAGACAGCTTGATGATGATTGTCTACCAAGGCAACAACTATCAAATCCGCGTCGGTGACCTGCTCAGCGTGGCCGGTGTACCTACGAGCCGTCAAGTCATTGCCGGTACAGGTTTGTCCGGCGGCGGCGCTCTTGAGAACAACGTCACCCTGAGCGTGGCCTCAAAGGGTATCAACGGCTCGTTGCTCGCTGACACCGGCGTGACTGCGGGCGTTTACGGCACTGCGACCCGTATCCCCGTGATGACCGTGGACTCCACCGGTCGCGTCACCGCTGCCAGCTCCCTGCCCGTTGAGGTGTCAGGTTACGTGCCTGAGAGCCGTGAGATTATTGCTGGCGCGGGTTTGACCGGCGGAGGCACTCTGAACGCCAACGTAACGCTCGCGGCTGACCTCGCTGACACAACCCCAGAGGCTGGGTTCCAAAGCGGCAGCGCAGGCACCTCAGATGCCGTCTCTCGCGCTGATCACAAACACCCTGCGGTTGACCTGTCAAGCGATGACGAAGTCGACAACCTACTCGGCCTGAGCAACGGCGGTACAGCTAAGAGCCTCGTGCCTGACGCTGGCGCTATCATCTGGTGCGGCGCTGACGGCTTGTATGTTGGCCCCGTGGGTCAGTCTGGTCAGGTTCTGGTTTCTAACGGAACAGGTGAGTACACTTGGGGTTCTGCGCTGATCGTGTCGCCTCAACCCGCTAACACGTTCTTTGCCGGCCCGACCAGCGGCGGTAGCTCAGATCCGTTGTTCCGCGCACTGGTCAACGCTGACCTACCTGATACGGCAGCCGTTGCGGGTACTTACGGCTCGCTGACCGCGATCCCTATCATTACCGTGAACGATAAAGGCGTCGTTACCTCTATCACCTCGACCAGCTTTACCGGCGGCCTTGAGTACAAAGGTAACTGGAACGCGAGCACTAACACTCCGACACTCACCTCAAGCGTAGGCACCAACGGTAACTACTACACCGTGAGCGTGGCCGGTACAACCAACCTGAACGGTATCACCGACTGGCAGGTAGGTGACTGGGCTATTTTCAACGGCTCTGAGTGGCAAAAGATTGACCAAAGTAACACCGTGACCTCGGTTAACGGTGAAGTCGGGGCCGTAGTGCTCGATTACGCTGACGTAGGCGCGCCTTCCGCAACGGGAACGGGTGCCTCGGGCACTTGGGCTATCGACATCAGCGGCAACGCCGCAACAGTGACGAACGGCGTGTATACGAACGGCAGCTATGCTGACCCAACGTGGTTGACTTCGCTCGCAGGTAGCAAGATCTCAGGCGACATCTCCGGCAACGCTGCTAACGTCACAGGTACGGTTGCGGTGCTGAACGGCGGCACAGGTGCTACTACCGCCAGCGGCGCTAGAACCAACCTCGGCTCTACTGCCGTGGGTGATGCGGTCTTCACAGCGGTTGATGCTGCTGCGGGACGTTCGGCCTTAGGTGCTGCGGCATCAGGCGCTAACGCTGACATCACTAGTATGTCCGGCTTGAGCGGTGGTATAACCACCCCTGACTACATCACTTTTGACGTCACCCCAGAAACTGTACCCACCGCCGCCGGTTCGCTGTACTGGGACTCGGCAAACGGTAACCAGACTTTGTCGCTGGTGATGGTTGGCGGTAACGCCATTCAACAGATCGGTCAGGAAATCTACTACCGCATCAGGGCCAGCTCGGCTATCACCGAAGGCCAAGCTGTCATGTTCACCGGTACGGTGGGCGGTAGCGGTGCGTTGACCGGTGCGCCCGCTTCCGGCCTCACAGCGGCCACGGCGAGTTATTTCATGGGTGTGGCTACGGAAGACATCGCCCTGAACGATTGGGGTTACGTTACTTACTTCGGCCTCGTACGTGGTATCAACACCACGGGCGGTGCTGAGGCGTGGGTCGATGGTCAAATTTTGTACCTAGACCCAACCGTGGCTGGCGGTTTGACTAAGACCCTACCCGCCGCCCCCGCCCCTAAGGTTCAAGTCTGCGCAGTGGTTAACGCCGCCTCTGGCGGTAGTGGTTCGTTGTTTATCCGCCCTGCGTTCGGTGGTGAACTCGGCCAGTATGAGGGTGATGTGCAAGTCACGACCCCTGCTAACGGTCAGTTACTCATCCGTGACCAAACCGCCGGCAAGTGGGTTAACGCTACACTGACTGACGGTACGGGTATCAGCGTTACCGAGGGCGCGGGTACAGTGACGGTCACCAACACCGCACCTGATCAAGTTGTCAGCCTGACCGGAGCGGGAACAACGGCGGTCACCGGCACGTACCCCAACTTCACTATCACGTCAAATGACGCTTACACCGGAACAGTGACCTCGGTGGGTGGAACGGGAACTGTGAGCGGTATCAGCCTGAGCGGTACGGTGACCACTAGCGGTAACCTGACACTGGGCGGAACGCTTGATTTGAGCGCCCCGCCTGCTATTGGCGGCGTTACCCCTGCCGCCATCACCGGCACCACAATAACCGCCACCACGTATGTTGGCATGAACGGAGGCACATTCTGATGCTGGAAGAATTCATCAAACGTCAATTCAAGGTGCGTGACGCAGCCCAGCGCGCGCACTGGACAACTGACTCAGGGTTTCAACACGAAACGCTGTGTGGGTTTTATGAGGGAATCGCGAGTCAGACGGACACCTTCGTAGAGGCGTATGTGGCCGCGACACGTGAAAAGCCAGAGTCCACAGAGGCGATCGCTGAGAAGATTCGCAGTGAAATGATGTGGCTCGCCAAGAACCGCGAAGAGCTAGCAAAGCAAATTCCAGCGTTGGAGAATATAATTGACGAAGTCTCTAAGTTATACCTTGACACGCTGTTTAAACTTGAGAACCTGAGGTAAAAACACATGCCACAAACCGGCTACACACCCATTCAGACGTACCACTCGTCCACAGCAGGAAACACGCCCTCGGCGGGCAACCTCGTGAACGGCGAGTTGGCGGTCAACATCGCAGACGAAAAGCTGTTCATCAAGAACGCCAGCGGCACTGTTAAGGTCATTGCTGCGAGTAACTTCGTCGACCAAACCGGCTCGGCAGTGTGGTTGACCTCGGTTAGCGGTACAAACACTATCACTGCTACCGCTACTCCTACGTTCGCTGCTTACATCACCGGTATGAGTTTCCGCTTTGTGGCGGCGAACTCAAACACCGGCCCTGTGACGATTAACATCGGCGGCCTCGGCGCTAAGGCTATCACCAAGAACGGCGCTGAGGCGTTGGGCGCGGATGACATCCTCGCAGGTGCAGCGGTCACAATCATCTACGACGGCACTGAGTTTCAGCTGTCTGCCGGAGCTGGCGCAGGTAACAGCGGCGCTAACGGTGCGATGATCGTCAACAAGACCACGGTCACTGCTGACTACACCCTGCCCAGCGGTAGTAACGCGATCTCGGTCGGCCCTGTGACCATTGACAGCGGCGCTGCGGTGACCGTGTCTAGCGGTCAGCGTTGGTTGATTCTCTAAGGAAAGAACATGACATACGGAACATTAAACGTAGACAGCGTTGTCAACTCTGACGGCGTAACGTCAGGGGGCTTGTACGGCTTCAAGAACCGCATCATCAATGGTGCGATGGTGATTGACCAGCGTAATGCGGGGGCTACACTGAGCCTCGCTTCTACAGTTACCGCCTTGTACGCCACTGATCGTTTTTACGCATACCAAGACAAGTCAGGCGTAACAGGCACTGTTGGTCAGTCTACTGACGCGCCAGCAGGATTTAAAAACTCTTATGCTGTGACTATCACAACAGGTTCGGCATCGGCTTCAGGTGACCAAAGTTTTATTCAGCAAGGTATTGAAGGCTTAAATGTCGCAGACTTGGGTTTTGGAACGGCTAGTGCACAAGCTGTCACAGTCTCGTTTTGGGTGAAGTCCAGCATTACCGGCACGAACGGTTTTAGTATCAGCAACAGCGCCGGTAACCGTTGGTATGTTGGCTCTTACACCATCAACGCTGCAAATACTTGGGAATACAAAACAACCACAATTCCGGGCGACACAAGCGGGACTTGGCTGACCACAAACGGCATGGGTATTCGCTTGCGTTTCAACATCGGCAGTGGCTCAAGTTTCTTGGGCGCTGCTGGCTCGTGGGGCTCCTCAATCTACAACGGCCCAACAGGTTCGTTTTCTACTACTGGAACTTCCGGCGCAACTCTGTACATCACAGGCGTTCAACTAGAAAAAGGCAGCACAGCCACATCGTTTGACTACCGCCCGTATGGTACTGAGTTGGTGCTGTGTCAGCGGTATTACCAGATTTGCAAGACGGCTTTTGGCGCTGGTAACTCAGCAACAGCAGTTGCTCTTTCTCTTGCTTTCCGTGTGGATATGAGAGCAGCTCCTACTGTTGGAGAGCAAGGAGCTATGTATGTTTCCGATGGTTTTGTTGATTCGTTACAAAGTTCCGCAAGCCTTACTGGATTAGTTGGGAGCACTGACTCTTACATCCTTTTGCTAAACAACTTTACTGGTTTGACGACCAGTCGTGTGTACTTTGTTCGTCTTAACAACAACAACGGATTCACACTTTCTGCGGAGCTATAAATGTACAAATTATGTAAAAGCAATGGGGTTGTGGTTTCAGTGAGACGCCTGTCAGATGGCGCTTGCATCCCCTTCGACCCTGCCAATACAGACTACCAAGCCTATTTGAAATGGCTGGCCGAGGGCAACACGCCTGAACCAGCAGATGAACAAGGAGCCGAATAATGGCATCAACGATTAATGGAACAAGCACTGGCAACGGTGGCCTCATCACCACTGGTGACGACTCTGGCGTATTGCAACTGCAAACTAACGAGACTACAGCGGTCACTATTGATGCGAGTCAGAACGTAGGTGTTGGCACAGCTTCGCCCTCTGCAAAACTTGATGTGCGCGGGATTGCGCGTGTCAATGAGGACAACGCTGGAACAAAGGTAATTCAACTTCGCAGCGATTGGGCTGGTGTTGGTCCAGCAGTTCAAGTTGCAACTAATGACCCGCTTCTGTTTGTTAGTAACGGTTCTGAACGCGCCCGTATTGACACTAGCGGTAACTTGTTGGTGGGGACTACAAGTACATCTAACGCAAGCGTTATTCAAACAGCAACAACCAACGCTTATAGTTTACAAGCGATAAACACAGCTGCATCAAACCCATACGGTATCAATTCTAAATATAGCGGCGCAGCACCTAACAGCGGTGGTTTTGAGTTTTTGATGTGCCAAGATACTTCGTCGGCAAGAATGTATGTTCGCTCAAACGGCGGTATCAGCAATTTCTCGGCAAACAACACCAACTTGTCTGATCGCAGGGAGAAGATGAACTTTGCCCCAGCCAAGTCATACCTTGATGTGATCTGCGCCATTCCTGTGCAGACGTACAACTACATCGACCAGAATCTTGAGGAAGATGATGGTTTGACATTGGGTGTTGTTGCTCAGGATGTGCAAGCTGTCGCACCAGAGTTGGTGACTGAATCTGATTGGTCAGCGGAAAAAGACGGCTCAAAGATGCGTCTGTCTATCTACCAAACAGATATGCAGTATGCCTTGATGAAGTGCATCCAAGAACAACAAGCCCTAATCACAACACTCACTGAGCGCATCACCGCGCTGGAGGCTAAATAATGACAGTCGTAATTAACGGTACAACGGGGATTACCAACCCCAACAGCGTGACCATCGGTAGCGGTGGCAGCAACGTGGCGACTAACCTTGCGATGGGCTATAACACCCTATCGGCAAACACATCTGGTAGCGACAACGTGGCCGTTGGTAGCGGGAGTTCTGGTGTCTATCCAGCAGCTATGCAAAACAACACCACAGGCTCTCGTCAAACGGTTGTCGGTAATGCTGCTTTAGCTGCAAACACAACAGGAACGCAGAACACAGCAATTGGTTACGGGTCGATGTATTCAAATACGACTGGCAACTACAACGTGGCTCTTGGTTTGCAAAGTCTTTTCTCCAACACCACAGCCTCTAACAACACTGCTGTGGGTTATCAGGCTGGCTACAACAACACTACAGGAACTCAAAACGTATTCCAAGGCAGTTATTCTGGCTACAACAACACCACTGGCAGCTACAACACATCGTTGGGTTACAACGCTTATGCCGTAAGCGGAACTGCTGCGACAGGCAACAACAACACTGCTGTGGGTCACACTGCGCTTAACCAAAATACCACAGGAGGAAACAACGTAGCTGTGGGTTTTTACGCTCTTGCCACTAGCACAACGGGAACAGAAAACATAGCTGTTGGCGCAACTGCGCTTAATAACCTTACCACTGGTGCCAACAATATTGCTATTGGCTATAACGCTGGTACTTACGTAACGGCATTGACGACTGGTGGTTCCAATATTTTAATTGGCAACTACAGCAAGACTAGCTCCGCATCTGGAGCAAATCAAATTGTCATGGGCTATGACGCTACTGGAAAAGGCGACAATACTTTTTACCAAAGCAGAGGCAGTTCTTACAACGGCGGAAACACAAGCACTTGGAACACTACATCTGACCGCCGCTTGAAAAAGAACATCGTTGACAACAATGAAGGTTTGAGCAAGTTAGTTGGGGTACAAATCCGCAACTTTGAGTATCGCCTGAAAGAGGAAATCACAGAAATTGATTCTTCAAACGTGATTGAGAAAGAAGGCGTACAGCTTGGTGTAATTGCTCAAGAACTCCAACAGGTTTTGCCTGAGTGCGTAAAAGAGCAAAGCACTGGTGTTTTGTCTGTTGATTCTGACAATTTGCAGTGGTACTTGATTAACGCAATCAAAGAACTCAACGCAAAAGTAGACGCACAAGCTGCTGAAATCGCAGCACTGAAAGGACAAGTATGAACGAACTGAAAACAATCTCAATCGACGGCGTGGAGCATGACTTCACCGCATTCACCAACGAGCAAAAAGCCTACGTTGCGCAGATTAACGATTTGAACTCCAAGCTCGGCGGCCTGCAGATGCAAGCCGACCAGTTCTCCGTCGCACGTGACGCTTTTGTCGGCATGTTGAAACAATCCTTAGTCAAAACGGGTGAGTAATGGACACGATCTCAGTAACAGCGGCCCGCTTGGATACTCATGAAGCAGTGTGTGCTCAACGCTATGAGACGATCACAGACCGGCTTGAAAAGGGCGCGGAGCGTATGGACAAGATGCAATACCTGATTTACGCAGTTCTTGCGGCTGTCCTGCTCGGGCCTGGAGCTGCGGCTGAGTTCTTCAAGAAGCTGATCGGCCTCTAAATGTGGATCCGATCAGTCTTCTCCTCATGGCCCAGAGTGCGGTCGGCGCTATCCGCGCTGGCTGCCAGATGCTATCCGAGGGGAAGGCTGAAATCGGCAAGTTTAAAAAGCAAGTCGAAGGCGGGCTCGCAGACGCCAAAGCGATCTACAAAGAAGTCACTGGCCTCTGGGGATGGGTCACGGGTTTATTCGGAGCGCCTAAAAAACCTGCTGCGAGTGTTGTCGTTCAGCCCGCCCAACCCGCCGCCGAAGCCCCTAAGCCGAAAGCCAAAAAGCAAGCCGAACCCGAGCTGAGTTTTGAGGAGTTTCAGGCGCGAGCGGTGCACGAGATTTGTGAGAATTTGAAGGTCTATTTTGAGGCCATGCGACACTTGAAAGAACATTGTCGGGAACTTGAGGAAGAGGCTCTGGTCACAGAGAAAGTTGCCGACAGTGCTATTGACCGTATCGAGATCCAGTGGCAGATGCAACAGCTGTCTGCGCAACTGAAGCAAGCCATGATTTATGGTACGCCGAGGGAGCTGGGTCTAGGTGCGATGTACGAGGACTTCCTTGAGAAGTATGACGAAATTGTTGAGGCGCAAGAGGTTGCTCGAGCCGTAAAAGCTAGAAACGAAAGAGACAAAGCGTGGCAACGAGACCTCCTCAAGCATCACAGAATAGACAGGGCGCTAACGGGGGTGGCGGTGCTGGTAATGGTCGCGTGGATGTGGGGCATAGTGCTATCGCTCGCATGGCTCGTGAAGACACCCAGTGGTTTATTGTCGCCGTTGTTATCCTGAGTCTGGTGTTGTTTTTAGCCCTGCCAATGTCCCTGCTAGTGTTAGTAGAGACCGAGAAGATGAAGGCTGAAATCCGTAAGGAGACCCGCGAACTGCGCAGGCTCAAAGAGGAAGTGAAGGAAAAACTGAAATGAGATGGTTGATCATATTTGCGGCGTTGTTAGCCTTTGCACTCGCAGGATGTGAGGAGCGGTTCCGCTATCACTGCCAAGACCCCGCAAACTGGGCTCAGAAGCGTTGCCAACGCCCTGACTGCCAGTTCACCCAAGACTGCCCCGATTACCTTGTAGCCCCCGTACTGGAGAAGAAAATTGAAGTACCAACACCCGCAGCGTCTGCTGACCGCTGAAGAGTTTGAAGTCCGTATTTGGGGCTTTGTAGTCGTCATAGTTACGTTGATACTCGCCGGCATCGTAGGCTTTATGCTTTACAGCTTGGCCTACGTTACGCAGCCGTTGAAGTCTATGGCGCCGATGGATCAAGCCTTCGCCAAGATGCTCAACGACATCGTGCTGCTCGTGGTGGGTGGCATCGGTGGTGTGATGAGCCGTAAAGGTGTTCAGGCTGCCGCCGAGAAGATGGCCGCCTCACAGGTGACCCCACCCCCACAGCCCCAAGCCGTAGCGCCAAGTGTTAGCCCCGCGCCTACGGCTCAGTCGGGCATGTTTGACTTTAACTTCGGCGGATTCAAGAACCCTGAGTTAGACGAAGAGTGGCGCGCACCCCCGCCACCTACTACTCCTGCCGATTACGTCGACCCTGCCAAAGAGGAGATCGCCCATGAACGAGCAGCCGCTAAACTGGAGCAACCCTGATGCTACCCAACCCTTGGATGCTGCTCGGCGCTATCGCTGTCGCTTTAACTGTGTATTTAACCGGCCACCATGTGGGTTATGCGCTGAAGGAGCAAGAGGATGCGATGCTGATCGCGCAGAAGAACCGAGAGATGCAGACTCAGAAGGATGAACAAGATGCAAAAGACGCCGTCGTTAAGCAAGATTTTGAAACTAAGCTGTCTAGCGTTATTGCTAGCCGCCCAAGGCTGTACGTCCCCCTCTCCGCCTCGAGTGGATGTGCCTCCGCTGCCGGCAACAATGGTCAAGCGCGAGCCGAACTTGACGGACAGACTGTTGAAGACCTTATCCGGCTCGTCGCCGAAGGTGACCGAGCAATCATCGAACTCAACTCCTGCATCGACCGGTACAACCAAGTAAAGGAGACCCTGAGTGGTAACCGCTGAACAACTACAAAAACTGCACATCGGCCCCCAGTGGGTTGAGGCGTTGAATGAGACCTTTGATCGCTTCGGAATCAAGTCCCTGCGCCAGCGCGCGGCCTTCATCGGCCAGTGCGGTCATGAGTGCGGCAACTTCCGTATTCTTGAAGAGAACCTGAACTACCGCGCCGCCACGCTGATGAAGCTCTGGCCCAAGCGTTTCCCCACTCTAGAGATCGCCAACCAATATGCCGGAAACCCAAAGAAAATCGCCAACATGGTCTACGCTTCTCGAATGGGTAACCGTGATGAGTCATCTGGGGATGGTTACCGTTTTCGTGGTCGTGGGTGCATTCAACTTACTGGTCATGCTAACTATTTTCATGCTGGTCAGGCACTGGGCGTTGATTTTGTTATACAGCCTGACCTTGTGGCTACTCCAAAATATGCAGCCCTGACTGCGGGTTGGTTCTGGTCTACGCACGGTTGTAACCCCATAGCTGATGATGCTAATTGGGCCGCTTTGACAAAGAAAATCAACGGCGGTACAATCGGCCTTGACGACCGAGTCAAACACACGAATGAAGCATTGAACGTATGTTCAGTCTGCACGGCTTAAAATTTGCCTCTATTCATGTTTTACACCTATAATTTCCACCAGCGTTGGCTGAATCAGCTACTTACAATCTTGGAGTACCGATGAGCTACGTAATGACATATTCATCGCTGCTAGAAGACGTTCGCCGTTACCTTGAGCGCGGGTTCACCGCCGAGAGCGACCAAATCGTCTACGAGCAGCTTCCGCGCCTAGTTACCCTAGGTGAGCGGCGCATCGCACGTGAGTTGAAGATTACGGGCTTCATCACGGCGGTGACCACACCCCTGCAAGTCGGCGTTGCCGTGTACATGAAGCCTGACCGCTGGCGTGACACGGTGAGTATGTCGGTTAACAACCAGCCCATTTTCGCCCGCTCTTACGAGTACTGCCGTTCCTACTGGCCTGATGAGTCTTCCACCGGCACTCCTCAGTTCTACGCCGATTACGACTACCAACATTGGCTATTCACCCCTACTCCGGACGCTACCAGTACGCTTGAAATTGTGTACTACGAGCAGCCGCCGTTCTTGGGTGAAGAGTTCCAAACTAACTGGCTCACCGAGTACGCACCTGATGTGCTGTTGTACGCAACGCTGCTCGAAGCCACCCCGTTCCTCAAGAACGATGAACGCATCCAGACTTGGCAAATGATGTACGACCGCGCCGCGCAAGCGTTGAACGGTGAAGACCTCAAACGCATCTTGGATCGCACAGCCCAACGGAGTGAAGCATAATGACGACATACACCAACGTATTTGGTGGCGCTAACATCTACCC